TACTGAGGCTGAACTGCAAACCGCCGTAGTACCCGTTCCCGGTGTTGATCGCCCAGTCGCCGTTGGCCTCGCAGTCAGCGAGGTCATCCCACACCGAGTTGCCAGAGGCGTAGTTCGATGTGGTTGAACTGGGTGCGACCGGCGACGGTGCGGGCTCGGCTTGACGCTCTGCTCGCTCAGCCGCTCGGGCGACTCGATCTGGATAGGTGACAGCAGCGGCAATAGGATCTCTGCCTCGCTGACCACCTTGGTGCTTCCTTTCCTCGTGTTGTTCCTTCGATGCGTCCCGTGCGTCTGCTTGCACGGGTACTGCTACCGCATCAACTGGCATGAGTCCGTCTGCTTCTCTCGGTGTAGCAACAACGATGCCCCCGGCTAGGGCGAGAACGCCAAGGCCGGAGGCCAATGAGATGAGCAGACGTTTCCTGGAAAGCATCATCCTCCATGGATCGGGGACAGGACCATGCGCAAGACCTCTACGCAAGAGGTGAGAGTCAAATGCTCACTCTCACCTAGACCATAGGTTACCAGCGATCCACTGAGATTGGATGTTGGCAAGCCGGTACGTCTCAAAGAATGACATCAGAGGACCAGCCAGGGCATCCCCTGGCCGCGTGGGGTTGAATCCAGGGGCAGGCGCCACCTCGACGCGAGCGTGGGCTTCTCGCAGGTCAACCAGCGCGTAGTTGCGCCGCACCTCATCGAGCCTGCCATCGACCTTGGGGTGCTCGACCTCATCGAGTTGCCACTGCGCCTCTTTGAGGATCTTCACCGCAGTCTTCGGGCCGATGCCTGGGATGCCTGGGACGTTGTCCCCCTTGTCGCCGGTGAGAGCCATGATCTTCGGGATGTCGTGGGGTAGGTAGCCCAACTCGGTGAAGATACGCTCCTCATCCCAGCGGTCGGTCGGTGCACCACCGGCTGACAGACGGATCTGCTCAGTGCCGTCGGTGACCAACTGCATGAAGTCCTTGTCACTAGACAGGATGATGACCTTGTTGGCCCAGCGGTTCGGTCTCCAGTAGGCAGCGATGATGTCGTCGGCTTCAACACCGACCCCAGTAGCCATGAAGACGTTGGACAGAGACAGGAAGGTCTTGGCCAACGAGAACGCATCATCCTTGCGCTCTGCGTACTCCATCGAGGGCTGCGCTCGGTTGGCCTTGTACTCACTATCGAGGGCGAGCCGGTAGTCCGATCCGTACTTGCTGTCCCATGCGATGACTAGACGACCTGGCTGCTCCTCTCGCACATGCTTCGTGAGCGTGTTGATGAAGACCACGAGGGGTGCGGTGTTGACGTCCCCCACCGACATGTCAGCACGCTCGGTGGCTTTGATGGCTCGCACAAGTAGGTTGTTGCCGTCTACGAGCAGAAGCCTATCCATAGGGATCCTTGTCGCGCTGCCGAGCATCGTCCGCAGTCTCGCGCTCCACCTTGATCGCACTCTTGGTCAGCGTCACGAGAGCGATGGACTGCTCGCGGGTGTACCACCACCAGCCGTCTCCACCATGCAACTCGGGGTTGCAGTCGAGCCCGTGGATGTCCACCCCGATCATCTCGTGCTCGTTAGCACCGATGAACATCGGGTCGTGGTAGGCGTAGTGCAGATGCCCGTGGAAGAGCACCTCGGGGCGCAGGTGCTCCAGGACCTTCTGTACCTTCTCCTGGTTGGCCATGGAGGTCGGGTCATTCTTCCGGTTCCAGTCCGGCGAGGCGAACAGCGGCTTGTCGTGGGTAAGCAAGATGTCAACCTTGTCAACCTTCAGCGCCTGCTCGACCTCCTGGTCGGTGATCTCCTCTTCAGGCCACCAGAGGGTGTGCTCACCCTGGGCAACCCGTCTCACGTTGTCTGGGATCCGGGCCCCACGCTCAGCGCGACCTCTCATCTCGGCTCGGGCTTGCCGAACCTTCCGTTCCTCCCCCACCAAGCGCCCCTCCACGTCGATGGAGTAGGCGCCACCGAGAGCCATGAACCTGTAGCCGTTCCAGGTCCAGGTGTGAGCCCGAGGGGCGTGCAGGAGCCCACGACGCATGATGACGAAGCCGTCCTCGTCGCGGGGAACAGCCTCGTTGTCGATGTAGCGCTCGCGTAGCCAGGTGTGGTTCTCGTGGTTGCCGTCGAGCCAGTAGATCGGCATCCCGTAGTCGGACGAGATGGCTGAGCACTTGTCTAGGAAGGCTCCGTCGTCACTGTGCTCCCAGTAGCCGAAGTCACCCAGGACGAAGATGGCGTCAGCCTTCGCCTTCTCGGCTTGGGACGCTGCCCACTCGACGTGCCGGTGGAACCCGTGAGTGTCACCCAGCATCAGGATCTTCTTTGGGGCTGCCATCTTCCTCCCCCTCTCCCTGATCTTCTGGGTTGTCCCACCTGGCGTACCCACGGGCGTGGACACCATCGTGCCCAGTCCGGCGAGCACACTGGTCACCGTCTTCGTTCGTGGACAAACACCGATTGTCTTCATTCGTGGACCGAGCGTTGTGTGGGACATCAAACTTCTGACCCAGCAGTTCAGGGTCTAGCCCCATGGCTCGCATGTGCTGAGCGTTGGCTGCATCGAGTGGGTTAGGCACTCTTCACCAGCCGCAGCACAGGTCGAGGGATGTTCCTGGCCTCGATCTGTAGAGCGATGTGCTCGATCATGGCAGGCACCCCTTCGAGGGCCGACTCCATGTCCGGGAAGATGTTGTCCACCTTGATGCGCTCGTCACCGTTGGCGTCGAGCAACTTGCAGATCCAGACTCGTACAGTGCCCTCTTCGGTCCAGGTCCGCAGTGTGACCTCGTTCCTCATGCACCATTCCAGTACGTCGCCGTAGTTCATGTCGTCTCCCTTGTTGGAACTCTCTGGCCCCGGCAGGTTACCGAGCATCGACCTAGAGGGTCAAGGGGCCACTCGGCCATTCGAGTGAAAGGCCTCGTAGACCAGCGGGAAGTTGTGAGCGAAGCCCTCCTCGTACCTCTCGGCCACCATCTCGATCTCGCGCTGCGGGTAGGACGGGAAGAAGGAGTCCTCGTCCTTGGTGCGCAGGCTCAGGAAGTTCATCAGCGCCCGCAGGTTCATCGTGACGTAGCAGGTCGAGTAGATGTTGACCGGCAGGCACATCCGAGCGACCTCCTTGGCAACCCCACCGTCGAGCATCCGCTCGTACTGGAAGTACGCCTCGTGGTTGGCCTCGCGGATCCCCTCGACGACCCCGTCGTACTGAGCCTTGCTCCCCAGGACGAAGGTGTAAGCACCAGGCTTGCCCTCCTGCACGATGTTGCGCTTGGCGTCGGGGACGTAGAACTCGGGCTTCAACTTCGAGTAGCGCCCGCTCTCCTCGTTGTAGGAGGCGATGCGGTGGCGGTGGTGCTCGCGCCAGACGAAGATGGGGGCTCGCACGCGCCAGCGCATGATGCACTGCTCGAACGGTGAGCCGTGGCGCCCCTTCATCAGGAAGGAGATCAGGCCAGCCACCTTGTCCTCGTCCTGCTCGTCCTCAGAGCGCTCTCCCTGGGTAGACACCCAGGCGCTGCGAGCCACGTCGAGGTCGGTGCCCATGTGTGACACCAGTTCGACCGGGATGTCACTGCGTAGCGTGATCTGCGTCATCGCTCTTGCTCCTTCATCTTGTCCTCTTGGAATCCTGCGCCCAGCAGGAAGGCTTCGTTGTAGATCGCTGCCCCGCGCATGACGTACTCCTGCATCTCCACCAGTTCGGAGGAGGTCTCTACGCCGAAGGCTCTCATCGAGCGCTGTATGGCCAGGTAGGTGAGCGACGGAGGGTCAATGTAGGCAGCGATCATCCCCTCGAAGTCGAAGGCATCAGGACCCACCTCATCCACAATCTCATCCAGCCCTCGGATAGAGGCGGCGATGACCTCGAAGTCCGGGTGGTCTGGCCGCATGGTTGCGAACCGATCCTCGTCGCTCTCGGTCATCAGGACCTTCCTCTCTGCCAAATCTTGTAGGTGAGTTGCAGTAGGCGAAGCACGTCTTGCAGTTCGAGCCCGCTAATCACGCGGTTCTGAGCGAGGGCGTGAGCCATGCGCTCGACATCAGCCAGCGTGTAGTAGCGCTGACCGCTAGGTGAGACCTTCGGCAGCAAGGGCTTGCCGTCTAGGACGAAGTACCCGTCAGGATGCTTGGGGACGTTGGGCTTGCCCGTGATCGGGCTGACCCGAGCATCCGAGGAGTACCTCCACCGCATCCACTGAGCGTTCCTGCCAAAGAAGAACTTGGCGACCTCGTTGATCGAGTAGTTCGGGATCGGCCTGCCCTTCTTGTCGCCCTCCTCGTACACATCCTTGCGGTCCTTGGGGAACTGCTCGTCGTAGAAGAAGAACTCACCGTCAGGTGGCTCCATGATGTCAGGATCGGCGAGGATGACTCGCTTGATGTTGTCCACCGATCCCTTTCCGTTAGGACCCTCCCCGCCCAGGTTCGGCCCCTAGGCGGGGAGGAGTGTGGATTAGGCCTTGCGGACGAACAGCGAGGCCGTGGGGGCTCCTGGAACCGCGAGGCGGGCCAGGATCTCCAGGCGCTTGGGGTCGTCGTTGATGGCCTTCAGGGCCTTGTCCTCGTCGAAGACGCGGACCTCACGGGTGAAGGCGAGGTAGTCGTCACGGCTGATCTCTCCGGCCTCGTACAGGTCGAGGAGGCGGCTGCCATCCACCGAGGCCTTACCGGAGCGGAACTCGCGGCTGAAGGCCTGGTTGGTGCCAGCGATGTTCAGGCGCTCGGGGTTGCCCTTGGTGGCGACGACGTAGTGGCCCTTGCCATCGACCGGGGTGTTGTCGTCCACCATGCCAGTGTTCTCGGCGGTCACGTCGAGGTGGTTGCGAACGTACTCCTTGATGTTCTCCTCGCGGTCGGCCATGACGCCGGAGACCGTCTTGATGACATCGCGCTCCAGGAAGAGTGCGGCGACCTCGGTGTCGCTGAGTAGGCGACGCTCAGTGGGCTGCACGGCTGCGAAGACGCTGCCAACCTGGGCGAGCGCCTCGGTGACCTCTGGGGTCAGGACGACCGGTGCAGGCACTGTGGGCTTCACGGGAGCGAGCGCCTCGACCTCGGGCATCTCCACGAGCAGCGCGGCTGCTACAGAGGCCAGGGTGGCCTTGGGGTCCTTCAGGGCAATCTGGCCCTGCTTGATGAGCGGGCTGAGTTCTGTCTGGGTGGTCATTGTGTTCTCCTCTGGCGGGGTGATGGAGAAATGCTACCAACGATTGTTGCCATAAAGCAAGAGCCCCTCCCCCGGATAGATGGGGAGGGGCTCCGCTACAACCGGGTGCGACCTTGGGAGTTCACCCGGTTGGTCTAGTCAGGCAGCCTTACCAAGACCACCTGTGATGTTGCGCTGGATGACGCCTTCGGAGCCAGCGACGCGAGCAGGCTTGGTGAAGCCGTAGTACGAAGCAACGGCGGTCACGAAGATGCTGAGCGTAGCCAAGCCGACCGACTTCCAGTCCACCGGTGCATCGCTTGCGAGCAGAGTGGTGAAGTACCCACCGAGAGCCGAGAGCACCAGGAGCGCCCAGGACTTGAAGCGGGATGAAGCGTCCTGCTTGGTGACCAGGGCCACGAGCAGGGGGATCACGACGCCGACGATGGCGTTCAGGATGAGCAGATCCGTTGGGGACATGCGGTGTTCCTTTCAGGCGGGATGAGGATCACCCCTCGTAGAAGGACTGTACCTGATCCAGGCTCGTGGTGACAGGGCTGTCGGGGAGCGACCCTACGATCTTACGTCCGTAGGGGGTGGCGGAGAGACGGCTGTCGAGGATGGCCACGATGCCACGGTCGTTCTTGGTGCGGATGAGCCGCCCGAATCCCTGCACCAGGGTAAGGGTCATCGCCGGGATGGTCAGGCTGTAGAAGGACTTGCCGCCACGACGCTCGATCTGGGTGGAGCGGGCCTGGAAGACCGGCTCGGTCGGGACCGGGAAGGGGAGTTTGTCGATGACCACGAGGCGGCAGGTGTCGCCAGCGAAGTCCACGCCGGTGAAGAAGGACTTGACCGCGAAGAGGACCGAGTGCTCGTCCTCCTGGAACTTGCGAGCGATCTCCTTGTTGGTGCCGTCCTCACCGTACTGAAGGATCGGCGTGAAGCCCTTGGCGCGGAGACGGTCAGAGATCATCTCGTAGGCGTTGTTCATGGCTGAGCGGCTCGTGAAGAGTAGGAGTGCGCCCCCACCAGACTTGCTCACCAGTTCGAGCGTGGTGTTGGCCGAGTAGGTCAGCCACGCGCTGCGGTCCTTGGGGCTCGGCATGTCCTTGTTGGGGACGAAGAGCATCGCCTGGGTCTCGTAGTCGAACGGGGTGCCGACGTTGATGGTCTGGGGGTTGACCAGGCCGAGGCGGTCGGTGAGGTAGTCGAACTTGCCTGAGACCGAGAGGGTCGCCGAGATGAGCGCGGTGGGGGTGCTCTCCCAGACCGTCTCCTGGAGGAATGAGCCGACGTGCACCGGCGCGGTGTTGAGGACCTTGATGACCCGAGCGTTGCGGCCCTTGGTCGTCTCTTCCTCGACCCAGCGGACGAGCACCTCGTCATCGGCCTGGATGGCGTCGCTGATCTTCGTGACCAGGTTGTAGGCGCGGCGGGTGAGGATGGCGCGGCGACCCTCGGATTTCTTGTCCTGGACCGTGATGCCCGAGACCTGGGTGGCGAACTCGCGCAGCGCATCGAAGAGCACCATGAAGGGCTCGCCGTTCTTGACGAACCAGCCGAGCGTGAGGCTCTGCTCGGTGGGGAGGATGGCCCAGGCTGCCTCGGTGGCGTCGAGCACGTCCTGGCCGATGTCGGTGAACTCGCGCTCCTGGTTGGCCGCGAAGTTGCGGACCTCGGTGACCAACTTCTCGATGCCGGAGGGCTTGATCTCCTCGGCGAGCGCTTCGGTGGCGATGTCCTCCAACTCGTGGGCCTCGTCGATGATGAGGGCCTCGTAGTCACCGAGCAGCGAGCCCATGCCGTCGGTGGCCTTGCGGATCTTCAGGTCCGTCATCAGCATCGCGGTGTTGGTGATGACCACATCCGAGTCGGCTGCGATGGCCTTGGCCCGCTCCGAGTAGCACTGGTCAGCGAAGGGGCACTCGCTCTTGCCGGGGCACTCGTTCGAGGAGGAGGAGACGTAGGAGAACTGGTCCTTGGTGACCGGGGTCTTGAAGTGCTCGCGGTCTCCTGAGTGCTCGGGGTCGGCGGCCAGTTCGGCCTCCATCGCAGTCAGATCGAAGGGGAGTTTGCTGCGGTCGGCGACACTCAGAGCCTTGGCGACGCAGAAGTAGTTGGCGCGACCCTTCAGCAGCGCCCAGTTGAAGTCCACGCCGAGGTGCTCCTGGAGGAAGGGCACGTCCTTGTTGGCGTACTGCTCCATGAGCGCGATGGTGGCGGTAGCGACCACGGTGCGCTTGCCGGAGAGGATCGCGGGGATCATGGCGCCAAGTGACTTGCCGGTGCCGCAGCCAGCCTCTAGGAGGCCTTGGCCACCGTTGGTCAGCACACCCTCGACTGCTGCGGCAAGTGCCTGCTGCTGGGGGCGGGACTCGTAGCCGGGCAGGGCGCTGGCAAGCACCGTCTCGGCTTCGGCGAAGGTCTTGATCGTCATGGCGGGTTCTCCTTGGGGTCTCTCTGGCTGGCACCAGACTAGCCCCTAGCAATACCTCGGCACAACAGGAATCACCCGTTTGGAGTAAGGTATTGAGATTTATTTATCTCAGTCTTCGTCGGCATCCTCATCGGACTCAGCCTCAGAGACCATCTCTGGAGTGGCGCATCTCCGATGATAGTACAGGTCGAAGCGCTCGCCGTCCTCATCCTCGAACTCAGCCGAGAGCGTGTCGGGGTCCTGGAGGTCCAGAGCCCCTCCGCACTCATCACAGACATCCGGCTCGGCCATGAAGTCCAGAACGCTCATCTCCGAGGTGTAGGAGGCGATGTCCCCCTTCAGGGACTGGAGAAACTCCCCCAGATTGAAGCCCAGATGGACGTGGAAGTGGAAGGTGACGGCCTTCTCCAGCCTGGCTGCGAGGCTGGAAAGTGGTCCCATAGGGCCAGTCTCCGGTACGAGGAGATCGTCCGCCAGCCAGGTCAGAGTTGGTCGATCTTGGCCACCCTGGTGGGGAAGTGAGGGGCTACCAGGAAGCCCACGGCGCACCCCGTAGCCACGTCTCCGGTGGCGTGCTTGAAGTAGTCGCTGCCGTCGTCCAGAGACCCAGTCTGGATCATCATGGTCCCGCTCACGTCCTCCATGTGGAAGTGGTGCTTGTGGCCCAGGAGCATGACCTCCATGTCGAACTTGTCCTCTGTGTGCTTGGCTGCTGAGCCCACCTGCTTCAGGACCCACCCAGTGAGTTTCCCCTGCTTGTCGGCCTTGTGACCGTGGGTAGATCCGATCCTCACCCCAGCGAACTCGTAGAGAGTGAAGGGGTCGTCGTGGGGGATGTGCCAGGTGATCTGGTCAGCGATGGGGCTGCTGTCGAGCACCCTCTTGACCTGCTCAGCGATGATGAGGTCCCAGTTGTCTGACTCCGACGAACCATGGGGGCCACCGGTGACACCCCTCATCTCGCCGTGGTTGCTCGGGGTGTAGACCTTGGTGATCGGCAGCCCGAGCGCAGCGAAGGCCTCGGTACGAGCGATGTCGGACTCGATGGCGTAGTTGATCTGAGTCCGCATTGTCTCAGTTGTCCGATTCTGGCTGGGATAGTGACCTACGATGTTCTCGACTCTATCGCCCGCTGCGTTGTCCAGGATTGCGGTGATGTTGACGCCCGCCTTGATGTGGCTGCGGATGGCGTCTATCGACTTCTGGAGCACTCGGGACTCGCGCTCTTCGAGGTTCTTCAGTCCGCCGCCGCCACGGTTCTTGCCTGCCTGCTCGTCACCCTGGTGGTGGACGTAGCCGACGGGTTGCCCGTTCCCCATCCTCTGGGTGCCACCAGTGTGCTTGATCGGGTAGCGCTTCGTCTTCATGCGCTTGACTGCTGCTTCGATGTCCTCTTCGGTGAGGAGGACCTCATCAGTCTTGCGCTCGATGCGAGCCCGATACGAGTAGAGCGTCTTGATGTCGCGGTCGCCGTTGTCCAGACGCTTGGAGGTCTCCCACGAACTGACGCGAACGGGTCCGACAACATCCCAGTTCTCTGGGTCATCGAGACCCAACTTCCTCAGTATCGGCTCGTAGCCAGTGTTCGCTGTGATCTTTGCAGTCAGCGGGCCTGTCTCCAGCACACCCTTGTCGCCCTCGATCTCTAGGCTGGGCTTGATGGCGTCTTTGGACTCTTCATCCTTCTTCTTGCGACGAGGAGATGCCTCCGCAGCCGGAGTGCCCATCTGTAGCCGATAGCGACGGACTGCTGAGGTCGATGTGCCGATGCGCTTCGCCGCTTCGACGTAGGTGAGACTGAGGTCGTCTGCGATTGCCTTTCCTTTAGGATCGTCGGCCAACTTCTCTCTGAGCCCGATTCTTCCCACTATCTCTCCCCTGATTCGGCGGGTGCGTTACGTCACACACTAACAGTCATCGTGGTCGATTCAAGAGGGCTCGACATCGGGTTTGCCAGGGGGAACGTAATCACTCGGACGGTCGAAGAAGTTGCGCAGAATCCAATCGGCTGCGTCGTACTTGCCCATGAGGTTTGCCATCGTCACCACATCGCGCATCTGGTCGGTGACAGATCGCTGATCCTGCTGCTTGTGTGCTGACACTTGGTCTCCTTCGTCGGCGGGTGGGCGGGAGCCCTAAGGTCTTGCTAGAGAGGCCAGAGCCCTAAGAGCAAGAAGAACGAGAACACTAGGGGTCTAACCTGTGAGGCGCCCGCAGGGCGTTTCACCCCCAAACCCCCTACGCGAGCCAGAGCGTACACCACACCTCATTGGACCTGTCAAGGACCTGGCCATAGACTGGTCTCCTATCCACCAGAAACGCAACGGCCACGCCTGGTCGTTGCGTTTCTGGTGCCTACAGAAGGAAGATCATGCAGATGCTCGGCGTTGCGTTCGCCTACCTCCTCACACAGGAGAAGGTTCGCAAGGGGAAGGGCCGCCACAAGCGGTTCTAAGCCCCTCTACAGCCTGAGGCCGGTCCAGTGTCATCACGACACCTAGACCGGCCTCTTCGGCTGTCTGGAGGGCTACATGCCCTGCCTGGGGTCTATCAGGCCGGGGAGCGGTTTGCCGTGACCGTTCTGCTGCGGCAGAGGAGTCTCCATGGCCTTCTGGGCAGCCTCTGACCGCTGGTTCTTCAGATACTCCATCATCTGATTGACCATGCTGGGGATGTCCTTGTCCACGACGACCTCCCCTTGCAACGTCTGGGCCACCATGCGCTCACCGATCCCGAGCCCTGGGATGCTGACGAGGTAGATGAGCACGGGGGCGGCTTGGCCGTTAGCACCAGGCACCACCGTCAGCGAGACTGCGTAGTGCACATCCTCTCCGAGGGCGTACGTCTCCACCGCCTCTGCCATGATCTTGGTGTTCTCTTCGAGGATGTTCACTTGCGTCCCTTCTTGTGACGGAGTCTTGCTACCTGGAGAGCCTCTTTGCGCTCCTGGGCACTCATCAGATCCTCACCGGCATCATCATCGCCGAGGAGAACGTCGTGCTGCTCGTTGCGGTCGATCACACGCTTGATGATCGGCACCTCCACTGTATCGTCCAGCAGGAAGGTCATGCAGGTGCAGGACTCAGCATCTGAGTCGATGCGGTGGATCCGGTCCAGACGCTGGGTGCGGTTGGCGAACGTGAGGGCCGACTCGTACTCCACGACGTAGGTAGCCTGTGGCAGGTTGATGCCCCGAGCCCCAGCGTCGGAGGTGAGGAACACAGCGGGCTCGGGATAGGCCTTGAAGGCGTTGCGGGACTCGGTCTGCTCCCTGATGTTCATGCCACCGTGGTTGGTGAAGACCTTGAACTTCGCCTTGGTGAGTTCCCTCTCCAGGATGGGGAGCACGCTCTGACCGAAGAAGGTGAAGACGACCACCTTGGCCCCTTGGCCGTTGACGATGGGCTTCAGGTACTCGATGAGCCCCTCGGTCTTGACTGAGGGGATCGACTCGATGTAGCCCCTGCCCAACTCCTCCACGAGCATCCTGGACAGTTCACCCTGGGAGTACAGGAGAGACTCCGGGTGTCCGGCGATCTGCCGCATGACGGTCCAGTGCCCTGGGATGGGCTCTTCATCTGGGTCTTGCAGCCCCTCGACCATCTCATAGAAGTCCCGCTGAGCCTTGCCCATCTCGAAGTGGCGCGAGCGCTCGGTGCGCTTGGGAAACTCCTTGATGACATCGGGGTCGGTCTTGCGCTTGCGCATGATGATGCCAGAGCACATCGAGGCGAACTCGGGCATCCGGGCCTTGTTGTAGGTCGCTCGCCCGTACATGTCCCTGTACCTGACGAAGTAGGCCTCGAAGTCGCCGATGTTCGGCATCTGCTCCGGGGCGATGAGCCGGAACTGGTTGAAGGCGTCCTCGTAGTCCTTCTCAATGGGTGTGGCTGTGAGACCGACCACCCTGGTCTCAGGGTGGACCTTACGGAGTTCCTTCTGGAGGTAGTAGTGGGCCTTGTAGTTGGCCGAGGTGCGGTTGCGCAACTTGCCGCACTCGTCGTAGACGATGAGCACCCTAAGGGGCCTCAGGATGTCCAGGAGAGGGCCTGGCTCGATCTTGGTGCCTCTCTTGCCAGGTGGCTTCACGAACCGGCTAATGTCTGCCTTCGCCGTCTCGTAGGTCGTCACCATAACTTGGGGGAGCCCGATCTTATGGAGCCGCTGCATCCGTCCCGTGCCGTGATGGAGTCGAGTGTCCAGGGTGGTGTACTCCTGGAAGTCCTCAACCCACTCTCCCACCTTGCCCTTCTCGCAGACGACCAAGCAGAGGTCGATTAGATCGTCCTCGAAGAGGAGGGTGGCTAGACGCATCCCGAGGTGGCTCTTGCCTGTGCCGGTGTCCCAGATGGCCGCTGCTGAGCCCCGCAGGTACGCCTCAGCGACGCCCCATTCCTGGAACTCGAAGAGCCCCAGAGGAGAGTGGTAGAGGGCGCCCTCGGGCCACCCGTCTCTTGGCGGGGTCATGGAGGGAGTGTAGCGGGTCAGAGAGCGTAGAGGATGAACTCAGAGATCGCAGCATCCCCAGCCCCCAGGATGTACCCATGGCGCATCCCGGTCTGGCACCAGGTCGTGACTACGCTTCCTAGGGAGACATTGTCAGCGAAGACCTCGACGTTGTTGGCATCGGCTTCGACTCGCATGACGACACCGTCCACCTGAGCCGTGTAGGCAAGCAGTGAGGTGAAGACTAGGGACGCGCCACCCTCGACCTTGTAGAGGCCGTTCTTGCCCACCAGGAGCCCGTCTATGGGGACCACGTCGCTGGAGACGTAGATCCCTCGGATGAAGAGCCCCGCGTTGGTGTTGCCGGTTCCCCAGGCCTCGATGGTGGCTTCCGAGATCACATCAGACACGGGTGTTGCATAAGTGCTTACAGTCGGGGTGGCGTCGTAGTTAGCAGACCGCTTGGCCACGCTGGTGACGATCTCTACATCCTCGCCCCAGAAGCCGTTGTTGCTGACTGCTACAGACTCTCGTACCTGACCGGTCTGGGCGTAGCCCACCAGCCCATCCTCGCGGTTCATCGAGTCAGCCAGGAGGGGGGCCTCACCCGAAATCACCAGGCCGTACGAGGTGAGGGCGGCGATGAGAGAGAGGAGAGCAGGTGGGTCACCTGGCAGCGTAGCGATGCTGTCTCTGACCGCTCCAGCCGATCCGAAGAATCCGAGCAAGTCGGAAGTGGCGGTTGCTAGTTCCGAGTTACCCACCACAGCGTCGCCCTGTATCTCCAGGCTCCCCGGAGCGTAGACCTCCCCTTGGCGCAAGAAGAAGGGGGTCGGGTTTGCGACCGTGGGGTCTTCGTCACCCAGATCATAGGCATACCCATCAACGCCGTAGTCCACGAAGTTGCCCAGGAAGTCTGACACGGCTCCGTCGATGCCGATGGCGACAGAATCCACGGGGTCAGCGTTAGCCCTACCGGACCAAAGAAGGGCCTCAGGCTCGGTTCCGATGTTGACCGAGCCCTCGTACCCAAGCGTGTTGGCTGGCAGGGTGCTGACTCCGAGGTAGACCGTGTTGTGACGGACTCCGTCAGCGCTCGGGGAGGTGTGTCCAACCCAAACATGGTCGTCGCCGTAGGCGCCATTCTGCACCAGTAGCCCGCCGATGATGGTAGCGCGAGGAGCCAAGAAGTACGCTGCCGCAGTGTTCCTCATCAGGACTGTGGTCTCACGACCCCCTTCGTCCCAGGCGTTACCACCCCGCTGACCGACCCAGACAGACTGAGGGGTGTACGAACCGTAGTCGGCCAACAGCACCTCTTGTGAGGGCTCGCCGAAGTCGGTGTACGCATCTGGAGATCGCTCCCCTTGGCCCAACATGACCCCCTCGTCACCAGGCCCTCCATACCCCTGCCCAAGCAGCACAGCATTGGGGTAAGGCGAGTTGTACTGGGGAGTGTTGTAGTCCAACAGCGCCCCCATGCGCACGCCGTACTCACCTTGGGACTGGTGGTTGTGCACACCCCCGGCTGCTGCTGAGAAGAAGGACTGGTGAGGGTAGGCGCCCTTGGTCAATGGACTCGCGGGCTCGCTGATGCTTGTGTCGATGAGTAGGTTCTCTTCACCCCGAGCCACTTGATCCGCTGATGGCACGAAGGATGTGTAGCGGTCAAACGACCCAGGCCCATAGTCAACCCGAACGATGACATCTACGGCCTGGTCGATCCACAGGTTGACGTACCCAACAGTCACCACCAAGGGGAAGGATGCGATCTCTGTGAGGAACCTATCCGAGTAGACGAGCCCTGTGTATTCAGCACCTGTTGAGGGGTCAATGAGCCACACGCGGGTGTTGCGGTAGACGTTGCCGTTGGCATCTTGGAGAGGCAAGTAGAGGTGTCCGGGACCGAACGGCATCGCTACACCACCGAAGAGTCAGTGATGATGCCCATGCCGTCTAGGGCTGTGAGCAGAGCGGCTAGCGCGACGTTGCCATCTCGTGACCCAGTGACCTCCTGCTTGATAGATCCCGCTGATCCGAAGAACCCCAAACGTGAAGTGGCAGATCCGAAGGCGGTGTCCCCCAGGTTACGCCAGTCCCCCTGGACCAAGACCAGGTTGCCTTCGACTCCGAGGACGACCTGGTTGGAAGAAGTAGAGGCGGCGGCTCTTCCAATGGCAACGGACCCAGCATGGGTGGTGTCCACCAAGGCGGAAGCGCCAAGTGCTATGGATTGCGAAGCAGCCGCTTGGGAGTTTGCGCCGATAGCGAGTGCCCCGGTCCCCGAAGCAAGAGCATCAGCCCCCACCGCAGTGGCCTGGGCTGCTAGAGCGCGAGCAGTGTGGCCGACTGCTGATGTGTCTGCCGCAGTTGCCTCGGAACTGTGACCCACAGCCATAGAGTCAGTGCCACTGGCTGTGGCCGCATACCCAATAGCCATGCTGCCCGAAGCGTTTGCCCGCGAGGTTGCCCCCATCGCGAAGGAGTAGTTGAGACCCTGAGCCTGTGCGTCATAGCCAACAGCGATGTTGTAGTCCTCGGCTGCATCTGCATTGACCCCGACAGCAGTAGCGAAGTCACCTGCTGCTGAGGCTCCTGTTCCAACAGCGAGGGAGGAGGCTCCGGCTCCTGGGTGATAGTGCGGAGGAATCACGCCACCAGATGTTGCTTGCAGGAAGGCGAGCGCAGTGCTCACTGCGGCGTTGGACTGAGAGTTGGTCTCACCCACCAAGACCTCGATGAGCCCGTCACTGGTGTCGGGCACCTCGATGTAGAGGTGCACCCATTTGCCGTCCTGGCTGGGGTCAAACGCGAGCCGTCGTACCCAATGGTTGCTGTAGTCATCTGGGTTCACGGGCTGCACCACAACGACTGTCTTGGCTGATCCAGGGCTGGATGCCACCCGGACCCACAACTCGACGCGCCCTCCATCAGCCATGGTGTAGGGGTAACTGGCGAAGTTCCCCTGGGTGGTCTCGCCCACCTCGCCGTCGATGCGCACCGCTGTGGTGTAGGTGAAGAGTGGGTCTGTCGGTGGATCCGTGATGGTGTATGAGGCGAGAGCGGGAACTCCGGCTGGGGCACCAGGAACCGCTAGGTAGCCCAGGGCACCCCCTTGCGTTTCGCGCTCATCCGCTGCACCCACAGCGGCCAGGATGGTGGCCCCAGTGGCATAGGCGGTGCCTGGCACCGATGGGGTGAGCACGGAGGCTGGAGCCGTACCCCACTCAGCCTCCCCGGCGATGGCGGTGCCGAAGAGCACTTCCCCATCTGCCGGAGCGTTGGTGATCCTCAGAGGGACATCAGATTGCACGATCTCGCTGCCTGACGGAAGAGCGTCTACCACGACGACCTCATCGGGGCGACCAGCATACGAGACGATCAAGGTGAGCCGCTCAGGCTCGTCCAGCCAGAAATCTAGGATGCCGTCAGCCGCCGTGATGGGGTTGGAATACACAGTGGCGTCGGAGACATCTGGGTAGGCCCAGATGGTCTGGAGTGTTGCCACGTCCGGGGTCGCGTAGGCGTCTACCTGGACGGTGGCTCCAGACAGCAGGTTACCGGCCTCATCCTGGATGGGCCGGAGCACATGCACTCGGGACATCGACTACCTCTCCTTGGGCTCTTCACCCCTTCGTGGGGCTCACGAGGGGTCAGGCAGGACTAGATGGCTGTGGTGGTCAGGGCGCCGTCCGTGCCTACCGTCACTTGCCAGTCCACGTCATTGTTGTCTGTGAGGATCAGCGAGGTCGATGGCTGAGCCCCCACATCCACATTCGCGAAGGTGATGGCCGACCCCCCGCTGGGGGTGACCACGATGTCTACCCTCTTGGCTGTAGCCAGGTAGAAGTCGATGACCCCATCTGAGTCTGTAAAGGGGTTGGGGAACGTCGTCACATCAGGACTATCGAGGATAAAGAGCGTCTCAGCGATGGGATCCACAGTGCCTGGGTCGTACACCGCCACGGAGATGTCTCCCAGCAAGTTGCCCTGGGAGTCCTGGACCACCTTGTAGAAGTGGGCGCGTGCCATAGAGATCCTCCTAGATCACGAACGGGTCGTTGAGAACGTACTGCTCGGGCTCGATTTCGGGTGACATCACGATACCCTCTGGCAGCACAGTAATCGGCTCTGGCGTCGTCGGGATCAAGGTCGGCAAGATGTCACGACGGAAGCGGAACCACCAATCCTGCGGGATCGGCAGATCCCAGAGCATGAAGTGTGGATCTTCATGGATCTCAGGGTAGTCATCCCAAGGAGACTGGTTGGGTCCACCGTACTGGATAGCCTCGCGGTGAGGGATGCCCAGCGAAAGCCCCGTGTACCAGGGCCGAATCAGCAAACTGGAGACCCATGCCCCAGCGTAGTACCCAGTCGCCCGCCAGACCAACTTGGTCGAGAACCCTGGTGAGGGGTCCAGCACGTCTGCGTCAGGGAAGGTGAAGACGCCATCAGCGTTGTTGCGGATGTCGAAGACGGGGTAGAAGGTCGTCCCACCGTCGTTACTGAACTCCCAGAGGATCGGGTCGTTGAAGAGCGAGATGTTGTCTACGTCCCACTCGTCGTCAGTCAGTCCGTACTGCACGATGCGGGGCAACACTGTGGTCGCCAGGAACTGCGTCTCCTGAGCCACGTTGCCCCAAGTGCCACCAGCATCGAGCGCGTCCCAGTCAGCATAGGTGGTCTCCATGTCATCCCACGAGAGCGCAGTCGAAGGCCCACCCCCTCCGATGGTGTAGCCGGTGTACCACTCTGTGATCTGCCCTGGTGTCGGGTTGATCTCCTCCTCAGAGAGGATCTCTCCGCTGGGTGTGACGATCTGAATGTAGAGCGGCTGTGTGAGTTCTTCGTTCACATAGACGCGGGCCGCTGCGTAGGCTCGGCCTCCGGCAGAAGTGATGACGTTCTGATTGCCGGTGATGCCGCCGTAGTTGACGGTGGAGCCATCAGACTCCACGTCATCCCAGGCCACGCCCTCAATGAGGTTCCAGTTTGGGTAGAGGAACTCGGTATCGTTCCAGTCTCGACCAACAAACCCCGAGTTGCGCGAGACCCGTACGGTCGTGCCTAGATCAGTCTCTAGTTCCTGGCTGAACGTAAGTGCTGATGCGTCGCCAAAGGGATCCCAGTTGGCAAGTGTCGTGTCCAAGAAGTCCGGGTCGGAAAGCAACTGCACCGCTGGCATCTGGACTGTCGCGAACTGCACCGCCCGCACCTTGCGACGGGATCGCAACACCTTGCTCTGCATCGTAGAGCCAGGGATCTCCGACTGAATGGAGTTCTCCATCAGGTTCCACTCGTTCAGATCCAGGTTGTCTGCGTCATGGAAGACCTCGATGTACTGCTCACTATCGTCATCAACGGCATAGTCGAGGCGGAACATCTCAATGGAGTTGAGGCCCACGAAGTATGCCACCCGGTTGACGTGGTCCATCTCCACTGTCTGGTAGGTGTGCTTCCCCTTAGACCACTTGGTGTTGAGCGTATCGGGGAGCCACTTCACCAGGTTGAAGTACGAAGAGATTTGCCTCATCCGCTGAGCAAGGGTGGGGTCTGTGGCCACCACTGAGGTGGTAGGAGAGGTCACGTCTCGACGAGGCACGTTGCCTACTTGGCGAGCCTCATCACGGTAGTGCGTGGATGCGCTCGTCTGGTCTACCGATTGTTCGAGTCCCCCCTTAGACTCCCTCTTCCTTGGCTTGCCGCCCTTGTTCTTCTTGTTCTCCTCCAAGAGCCACTGAGGATGACGCTTGACAGTCTTGACGACCTGAGCGTAGGTCTCATAGGGCTCAGCAACCAGTTCGGTGAACTCGAACTTGAAGTACTTGGCGTTGACCGGAGGGAAGTGCAGCATCCCGCGCTGTAGACGGAAGTCTCGCGCAACGGGAGTCCACTCTTTGCCCTCGTACTTGTCGCCGGGGCCTCCCAAGAAGCCCAGAGGGTTGAGGGATGAGACACCCGTAGTCTGAAAGTCAGGGTGGTAACGCAACAGGGCATTGTCGGTTCTGCCCGTGTCATCATCATCGAACAGGGGCTTGACCAAGTAGTCCGTGAAGTTGTCCACGAAGTCCTCGTACAAAGCCGCTGAGTCTGATGTCGTCTCCTGCTTCAGCACCAGCCCCAGCAGGTCTGTCTCTGAAGATCCGATGAGGTCCAGCAGGTTGGATCCCAGCCTGAAGGACTGCACTGATCCTGGAGTGCTGCCCACTGAGGCCTGACCAAACCCGACCACCGTGTGCAGCGAAAGGATCCCGCCTGAGTAGACAACGATGAAGGGGATCTGTGTCCCTGCCGTAAAGGCGATGCTGGAGGACACACTCGTGCCAGCCACTTCTACATCCAAGACCCCATTCGTCAATGTGATGCGCACGCTGTCGGCATCAAAGAGGACTCGGGTCTGCACATCATCGTCGCCGTACTGTGGAGCGACATTCATCCCGATCCACCAGTCATGCGCGGTGCGCCACTGAAGACCACGGTTGTCAATCGTGACGGAGGCATCGGGGGCATTGAAGCGCAGCCGGTCTGCCAACGGAGTGACAGAACCCAGAGCGTAAGAGCGCGGTGGCGTTATCAGATCATCTTGCGCCTTGAACGTAGCGTCAATCGTGTCATCGACACTCCAGTAGACGTTCATCTGGACGCCAGGCGTCAAGGGGTCGATGTGGAACCTGTCGATGATCTGGGGCTCACCATCCACATCACGAGCATCTAGGTACAGGTTCACGACCGCATCGGGGATCGGCTGCGGCTCAGATCGCCAGGAGATGCCCTCAGTCAGATCACTTGCGCGATTCTCTCTGGTGACGTATGCCAGAGGCGACTCCAGAGCATCGAGCCCCGTCTCAAAGGGGTTGAACTCCGTGCGGATCGTGGGGTGTCTCTGGGTCTTCGGGATCGACTTCTTCGTGGTGACCTTGTAGCCAGCATGGAAGTCCCTGATCCCAAGCGAGTAGGGCACAGCGTTCTGGTTGGTGTCCACGGGAGGGGCCCCGATGCCACGCGACAGCAGTAGCCGTATGCGCCTGGTCTTGACGGGCCTGAGTACCATCTTGTGCTGAAGCCAGTGACCAGCACCGTAGTGCTGTGGGTGCGCTGCCCCTTGCGCAACAGCCAGGGGTGAGATGACCGCAGGTAGAGAGTCGAGCACTGACACCGCGACTGGTACCCCGAAGAACTGACGCAGGGGTTGCCAGTTGCCATCCTTGTCCATGTACTCCGCACGGACCCGGTGGGGGAACCGAGCCACGTTGAAGGAGATGGTGTTGACCAGTTTGGAAGACGTGAAGGCAACGTCGAACACTTCGACGGTGGGATCCGCCTGGCGACGCGGAAGCGACGACCAGAACGGGACGTTGCCGCGCTGCTTCGACGAGAACTTGTCAGCCGAGATTTGGTAGAAGTTGATGCCGTCGAGTGGTGACCCATCGACATACAGAGGAGCCCCAGGGTCACTGGGGATACCAGGATCTCTCGGTTCCAGGCTCACGAGACTGTCACCGCGATCTCGCGTGCTCCAGCGTAGGGGTGTGAGACGAGCATCCCGTCTCCAGTCGATCTGGCCCCCAGCAGCGCAGCGCCGTTGGCCACACCTGCCTCTGGTCCGTAGGCTACCAAGAAGCCCTCATCCGAAAGCGCTTGGTCGAAGTTGGCATCATCGGTGTCGTTACCATCGGCATCGAGTGTGTAGCCGGTGACGGCTGAGATCAGAGAGTTGTAGTCCCACTCGCGGCCCTGCGTCCGAGTCAGTGGGGGCTTCGGGAGGATGCGAGGTGACTGCTCCTGCTCCAGCCCCTTCTTGACCCTCACAAGCGAGTGCGGATAGACCTGAGCCCAGCGTGTCGAAGTACCGCGAGGGGACACCTTCGGCACGATCTCCCAGTAGTCGCTGTCGGAGACAATGTTGGCCACTTGGGTGGAGCGATGCAGGGGCAGCCCATCGGGGTCTACGGTCATCAGGACGCTGGCTGGCTTCAGTTTCCCCAGCACCTGGATGAGGGCCAACTCGTCCTCAGCCCTATCGAGACGCCCCTCGGGAGTCGAGGGGTACTCCTTCTTGACGCGCACCACGAACTCAGATCGAGAGTTGGTCCCGCTCCGACCGAAGAGCACCGCATCCTCGACCTCAGCCCAAGATGCCGGGGGGAAGTCGCTCCAGAGCGGGAAGTCCGTCTCAACATCATCCCAAGGACGCCCCGTAGAGCCCCCTCCAGCCCCGTAGGCGTCAATGAGAGGCCAGGTCTCGTAGATGTCGCAGTCCACCCCCGTCAGCGCTTCAGCGGCTGTCGTGAGCCCCGGAATGGTGCCTCCCATGGGGATAGCCCTGGCCAGAGCGATGACGCGGTTGCGGTAGGCCGCATCAGCAGCCTCCATCTCGTCCCACTCATCGGGGGTGGCTGTGGACTCCATAGGGTCCACGGGGAGAATCTCGGGGATCTTGCGGGCCACGCCAAAGATGGCGCCGTAGAAGCGGTCTAGGTCGAAGAAGCGAGAGCCTGCGAGGGTGTTCTGAAGACGTGCCACCAGGCTGCGCTTGCGCAACTGCCCGGTCCCAGCGTCGCCGAGGAGGGCACGCATCAAGCGGACCAGGTGGCTGGTCTCACTGAGGTCATACAAGGACTCGTGGAAGTGGCTCAGGCGTGCGTCGGTGCGGTAGTCAGGCACCAGCAAGCCGGTGAGGTACTCGACCGTTCCAGCCTGTGGGGTGGTGTTGCCACCTTGCAGGGGAAGCAGCGCCCCAAAGGGGATCAACTGCGTGATAGTCCCATTGTCCTGGTTGAAGATGTCTTCAGGCAGCATTAGGACAACCCGAAGGTGTTGGCCGCCCTGAGTTCCTTCACGGCATCGTAGACAACGGGGAACTCACTGTCTCCGAAGAAGAGGTCTTTGGGCCACCCTGCGGTACTGACGTAAGTCGCGGCCACTGCATCGTCCACGATGAGTTGGATACCGACGCTGTAGGTGTTGCGGTTGGCGTACACGAAGCCAGGCTCATCCTCAGGCCCAGACAAGAACCTCACGGCGTCTACGCCTGCTACGTTGGCCACCGTGCGGAGCACGTCAGATACTTGCAGGGTGCCACCGATACCCAACTGGCCAATGAAGGTAATCAGGGCTGTGTCGATGTCTTGGTTGACTGTCGCGGGGACATACCCGCGCTCATACATCACAGCGAAGTTGAACCGCAGGCTGAGCGACTTGGCGGCATGGGCCAGCGCGTCGATACCCACGAGGCGCCAACGGTCAATCCCGTCCTGCACAGCCGTAGGGATGTCGTTGTAGAGGTAGTTGTCGTTGGTCCCAATGGTGAACTGCTCGTTGTTGGCAGGCAAGAGGGTCGCGTCCCACTCCAGGCCGAAGCGTGATCGAGCAGACCATCCCTCAGCCCCATCCTCATGCACCACTCGGTAGGCATCAACGAAGTCCACGATTGCCCCTGAGTCCACCCGACCGTAAGTGTCGCCGTCGATGGTGAGGGTGTCTGGGATCGCGATGATCGGGCCCCAGGCCAAGGGGATGAAGACGTTGTTGTTGGCCGGAGCAGCACCATTCTCACGGACGAACAACTGGCGGTACAGAGGGTCTATCACCGTGTTGTTGAATCGCCGCGTGTCGTCGAAGATCACTGACTGCACGACTGTCAAGGGGCGGCTACCAGCGCACCACACATCGACTCGGTGCAACTCGCCAGCCTCTGGGTCATTACGCGAGGCCTCAGGGGTGTACTCGAAGTCCAACTCGACAATCAGTCCGTCGGGCATCGCGATGGGGTTAGACACCACGACCTTGGGTGGGTTGACCGAAGTGTCCCAGTCGTAGTCATAGCCAGGCATGAACATGTCACCGGCGTCGATGTTCACTCCCACGAAGGCTGACGTGGGGAAGGAGTACAGAGCATCATCGACCGTAGAGATGGCCTCACCTGAGGCGATCTGCAACTGCTCTCGACGACGCTTTGAGGCTCCGATGACGTTGGCTGCTGGGCAGTCGGCATCATTCAGGGCGATCCCGAGGTACATCTGCTCGGTGCCAGCGAGCGACCTGAAGACCGTAGCCCTCCAGCGCTCGCGAAGTTCCTGATCCGACTCCTGGGTGTCACCTCCCGTGATGGCCTCAATGTTGGTCACGGTGCGGACCCCAGACAGGGGCGAGACGATGCGCGTCAAGAGTCCCGGCCCGATGTTCCCGGACACCCCAGCCGAGATGGCCTGGACGGGTACGGTGACCGAAGAGACCCCTGGGGCCAGGATTCCCCCTGTGAGGGTCAAGAACGGCACTGATGGGGAGGTCACAGAGTTGACCTGGGTGTTGATGGGCACGAAGGCCGTAGAGGTCAAGGACCCTGTACGAGCGAAGGTCACTCCCCCCGAGGCCCTCCGAGCCGCGAGCCGGTAGATCCCGAAGAGGGCACAGAAGGCGTCCAGATCCGAGTCTGTCTTCGAGTCGATGTCGTACTGGTAGGACAGCATGTGGGAGTCGATGTAGGCCTCAGAGACCGACTCAGCCACGGCGTCGATGATCTTGCGGGTCACTGAGCCGACGGTGGTGTCCAGTTCAGGGTCAGATAGGGCCAGGTTAGCCCTGATCGCCGCTACGATCTCAGTCTGAGATGCCACTAGATGTTCACCGTCCTGGTGATGTTCACTCGCACTCCAGCCATCGTGACCAAGCCTACCGTGACCTTGATGCGATCCAAGTAGAGTTCCGCCTCGATGCCCAGGACCTGGGCGATGACATCGGCTGTAGAGTGCCTAGCCAGCGCTCCTTGCGACGTGTCCTTGACGATCTCGCGCTGCTGGATAGCCATCTGCTGGTCGATGATCCGGGCCACCTCAGCCTTGACCAGCATGAGGGTCTCACTGTCCATGGGCTGCCCGATGTAGGTGGGCAGGACCGAGCCCCATTCTGTGTGAAAGCGGTCATTCTTCAGGGGCTCGCCAAGGGCTAGGGCCAAGTCTTGGCGGATCTTGGCATGACCAGTCGTCGTGGCGTGCCCGTTCGGGCCCACGACGAGATCCCCATTGGCTAGGGTCAGGGTCTTCACTCGGCTACCTCCACCCCTTCGCGGGGCTCAGATGGACAGGGACAGGAGGCTCAGCCAGCCTGGACCTGCTTCCAGGAGTAGGTGTCGGCTGCGGACTTCAGGCAGACATAGAGCACATCGGCCACTCCTGGGTCACCCAGGATCAGGACCTCTCGGCCCCTCTGCCCCTCTTCTGGGGTTGGGAGAGCATCCAGGATCGAGATCCCGGAGTTGTACCCCGTGACGCTCTGCCAGATCGCGGCGAAGTTCCAGGTGCCAAAGGTACGGTCGATGAGCCAGACCTCTCCAACCTGGGGGAGCCCACCCTTGGCTCGTTGCGGCAGCAACGGCACCTCGATCTCCACAGCACCGCCCACGTCGATACACAGAGCCGTGCTCCGCTCAGTGATCTGCTCGACCTTCACATACTTGTGGGGAAGCCCCTGAGGGGTCATGCGCTTCATTGTGCGCCCGCATTAGTCGGAGGTTCGGGGGTGGTCTCAATAGCAGGCCTGAGGACCTTCTGGGCCTGCTCCCTGGTCATCCCTGGAGTGTAGCCACCGGCGAGGGGGAGCCCCATCAAGGTGTGCTGGTTGGCTCCGACCCCTTGCCCCTCTTTGCCCCTAGGTAGACGAGCCGGGGCTGCCAGGTTGACGCTCGTGTTGAAGCCACCCTGTGGGCCAAAGTTGAACGAGTGAGTGACCGTAGTGACATAGCCCTGGAAGTCGAACTTGGGGATCTGAAGCAGCATCCCAGGGAACAACTCAGGCATGAAGGTCAGGGGCACCTGGGCGTTGTACTGGTAGGCCCACTGACGCATGAAGAGGTAGAGGGCAGAGAAGAACTCAGCGCGGTGGTCGTTGTCGGCGATCATACCGTCGATCACCTGGTAGTCAGGTCGAGCGCCGAACTTACGGTAGATGAAGTCGGTGAACTCCTGAGCCTCCTGTTTGGTGGCTTTGATGCCGAAGAGCAGTTCCATGACGGACGGAATGTCGATGTTGGCGAGCCCAAAGGTGGAGTAGGCCAGGTCGTTGGGGGTGACGTTGGTGCCCTCGCTGCTGCCGAAGTTCACCGACGCTGCTCCAGTGGCTACGTCTAGTGTGTTCTGGATGCCCAAGACCGTGAACTGGTGAGTCACGAAGAAGTCGTCAGACCAGTCCACAGTGAAGTCGAGGACCTCGATGGGCTCGACAACCATGACCGCCGCAGTCCCCCACAGCCCGTAGTAGTCAGGGAACCATGCGATGAAGTCACCGTTGGGGGCCGAGCAGAAGGATCTCAGCGAGGCGTTGAGGATGTTCTTCAAGAAGCCACCTAGCAGTGGCTGGTCATTCAGGAGCGCTCGGATGCCCTGGAGGGTCTGGGCAAACGTGTTCGCCTGAGTGTCCTGGACCGCAGCGACGAACCCCGAGTCCCCGAAGAGGGTGTTGAAGTCGTCCTTGGTACCACCAGGCGCCAGTGTTCCGGGGTCTGTCTGACCGGTGTAGGTCGCGCCCTGGGTATCCACCGCATACCCCTGGTTGTCCGTCTTCGCCCCGCTCGTGGTGGTGCTACCCACTCTGTTGTAGGTGATCCTCGGCAGCAGACCCCCGTACTGGTAGAACGAAGTGTCAGCCACCTTGACGCGAGCCGGTAGATCGCGGGTGTTGGTCGCGACCTCTTCGCTGTTGTTGCCGATGCTCAGGCCAATGTGCTCAGCCTGTCGAATCAGGACTGCGCCAGGTGTGACCATCGCCTCCTCCAGCGTAATGCGCTCGCACTGTGCGTCGATGTCGCTGACATCGCTGACGCCCGGCTTGATCTCTGTGCCACCCAACGTGTGGTAGTAGACGTAGCGGACCAGGTTCGAGCAGTCGAGGTGAGGGGGTGGGTATTGACTCAGGGGGAAGTCACGAGCCTGGCTGTACTCGATGTTGGGGTACTCGTCCACCAGTTGGAGGGCCCAAGAGACGAGAGCATCGCCAGTGGCCACACCCTGTGTCTGTGTGACACCCGTTGTCTTCTTCAGTTTCGCGGTCATCGCAGCGACCAGGGCCTTAGCCTGTGGGGTCGTAGCCTGATAGTTTGACCCGTCCTCGAAGGCTGAGTTCTGAATCGTCTGCCCAGCCATCCAGGTCGTCATCTTGTCGCGGTTCGTCAGGGCCTTCAGGCGCGTGAAGAACGTGGTGGCGGCGTACTCCACATTGGCGCACTGCTGCACTGACCCCCACCCTTGCGAGGGGCGCTGCTGGAAGACGCCAACTGAATCATGGTCTACGGCGACATCTGAGTTGGTGAGATGGGACTCGGCAATAGCCACCGAGAAGGCGGTAATCATGTCCGTCTCAGTGATGCCCTTGATGGACGACCCGACGTTCCAGATTTGCACAGCGATAGCCAACTGTGTGCGGTCAAAGGACTCGCCACCGTAGGTGCCTGGCTTCAGGTCACCCGTGTAGACAGCCGTTGAGGCCCCTGAGTAAGACGTACCAGCCATGCTGGCTAGTTGCTCCAGTACCGGCTCCAGGGAGTCCTTGGACTCTTTCCCGATCTCCGTCGCCACTTGCTCAGCGATCTTGAACCAGTCAGCGGGGATGCGTCCGATGTGGATCTTCGAGTCAGGCCAGCCAACCACCTTGTCCAAGACGTTCTTGATGACGTTGGTGAGCCCACCATCGGTGTTGAAGGAAGACTCGTCGCTCGTACCTTCGAGAGATGTCTGAATGAGGTTCCATGCGGCTGTGGTGTACGGATCCCAGTACCAGTACTGCAACCTCTTCAGCGTGCACGATGAGGAGACCTGGATGACCTTAGGCCAAGCCGACATCATGGGGACAGAGTTGAGATAGCCAGAGTAGACTTGGAGCCACGTCAGCCTCTTCATCAAGACGACGATGCGGTCGTTCGGGGTGAAGAGGCCATCGTACTTCCGGCGCGTGTTCTGAAGCCCGAAGGAGAAGGTGGAGACGCCATCGCTGCGCCGCACCATCGTGCCCTCAGTCAAGTCGTTGGAGAGATCCAGGGTGCCGTTGTTCTCTGTCTCGACATAGACCTTGACGCCAGGCGAGTAGACCATGGTGGGCATGTCACTCAGTCCCTTCGTCTGGCTCATTGGCTGTCGTGTCAGGGGGATTGGACACAGACTCCTCGGCGCCCTGAGCCCAGTCAGAAGTCTGAGCGTTGGCCGAATCCTGGCCCACCCTCTCTACACCAGGAGGGCTGTAGATCGGGACGTAGGTGCCATCTGGAGGTACGGCGTCTCCGCTCAGTTGCACCCCTGCTGGATAGAAGTAGCGGTTCTCTCGGTAGCCGAGGGAGTTGATGGGGTCATGGTACTTCGAGTACTTGGGGCGTGCAGAGTCCCACGGCTCAGAGGTGGTCTCGAAGGAGATGAGGCGGTTCCAGACCATCGCCCCCACATGATCGCCCCACTCCCACCCAGAGACGGGCACTCCCGTGCGAGTGAAGTCGCGGGCAGGCACCCGAGCCGTCATCACGGGAAACGCAGCACGCAGGTCTGGGGTCACGGCGTAGTCGGCGTACTCAGACATCCAGTCCGAGAAGGCTCGGTGTTCGCCATACCCGACCAGAGCCGCAGTGATGCTGAACTGTGTGGGGATCCTCTTCATGGGATAGATCGCACGCTGCGTGCGCCCCTGTGACTCTGTGTAGATCAACTCCATACCATGCGTGATGGCTATGCAACGCACTCGGAAGGCTTTGGTTCTGCCTTCCCAAGGGTAGGAGAGGGTGGCGTTCAGGCCACGGCGTTCGCTAGGCATCAGACATCAACCTGAAAGTCATCAGACTCAGACCCCTGAGACGGATGCAGATCGCCTTCATCCCCGAAGAGCACGAGTGATGCGTCTTGCGGCAGATAGGTCGGGATTGACAGGTCATCGTGCATCGTCGCATCGAGATCATGGAAGAGCCCGTTGACGGTGAAGACGAACCCGCTCATGGGGATGCGTACCTCATCCATGACTCTGTTGGCCACAGGCTTAGGCAGAGACACGGGTACGTCGGAGGCCCAGTCGCCGTCACTCATCGGGTCCTCTGTCCGTCCTGCGTCTTGCTGCTCTGCTGATGCAGTTGACCGCCATTTGTGTAGTCTTGTTCTCCCGGCTTGTTGGCAAAGCGACCAGGTCCATTGTACTCACTGGCCACCCATCCAACCCCATCGCTGAGCCGTGAGATGTAGTTGTTGATGGCCTCCTGCTTCTTCGCTCCGATCACCCCGTTCTTACCGACCTTGACCACTGACTGAGAGAGGTCTTCGACGATGAACAGCACGATCTTGTACTCGTGCGAGAAGTGGTCAGGAGAGTGAGTAATGGCGCCACCCTTGGGGTCCTCGATGGCCAGCAGGTAGACGCTGAAGCGCCACCCTTTGAGGGGGAAGTTGAACACGGGCGGGGGCTGCATCTTGTCGTAGACGGAGGCGTCCTCGGCCTGCTTGTCCATGATGAGGCGCACGCCAGCCAAGAACTGCTCGGCCAACTCCCACGACACCTTACTGGCCGTCGTCTGCCCCGCCTTGACCTCACCGTACGAGCCGATGAGTTCGATGTTGTTGAGGGTCGCACCATTGACCTGGACGACTCGACCCCCAACGGTCGGCTGCACGAAGGTGTTGACCTGAAAGTTCCACTGGATGCTGTTGGGGTTGATCCGAAACGTGATAGACGGGCCACCCTCATAGCCAAGCGTTGCGTTGCCGCTGGCCATCAGAGGATCCTACCCAGGAAGGATGTCGTCTGCTCCATGAGCGATGGCTTAGGCATCCCCGTCGAGTCAGCCTCGTCAGCCCCGTTGCTGTAGGTGAACCACTTGCGAGCCTCGTCTGTCAGACCGATGAGGCCCTTCTCCCCCTCATCCTCTATGCCAGATAGCCCAGCGACCTCATCGACGCTCCTCCCTTTGAGATCCTCACCGGCCAGGTCCTCACCGTCGATGAACTCGGCGCCCTTCAGGATCTCTCCAGTCGGGTCCTTGTCGAGCGCCTCCTGCACCGTCATCTCAGAAGCGCTGCCGTTCTTGTCATAGACCTTGACCTTGGTCGTATCTGCACCAGACCCTCCGATGTTCTGGAACAAGCCATTCAGCAGGTCGCTCTGCTCACCGCCAGCGTTGACTCTATCGACGTAGGATTGAGCAGCGGCAGACTCACTGGTTGTCAAGCCGGTAGCGTCCATCACGGCACCATTCAATCCACCACCGACGAATGGCACACTTTCCAGGAGCGTGCCACCGACGTTCTTCTTCTTGCCCAAGTCTCCAAGTTCATCCGCAGAGAGTTGCGTCCCCTCCTTAGAGGCCGCCTCTGCCGTCTTGCCCGCCAACTGGAAGATGATGTCCACGAGAGCCATCTCGATGCTGGCGTACGTCTTGCCAGTCATGTTCTCAGCGACCGTCTTGATGGCGAAGAAGTCTGGTCCATCCTTGAACTTCATCATGTACGCTTTGGCGATAGCCATCGCGTCGTTCTCGTTCATGTCTGGGTACTCGGCGATCTTGCCCTTCAGCCAGTTGAGAGCCTCAGCGGAAAGATTCTGGGTGACCTGCTCCATAGCAGCATCCTGGCCCTGAGAGGCAACGTCCTCGCCATTGGCCTGCCGAGCGTAGTACTCGTTGGGGCTCATGCCGAGACGTGCCGCAGCAGCCCTCGTCTGCATCTGTGTGGTAGTTCCGCTGTAGTCCGTGGTCGAAGCAAAGGCCTGACCACGCTGGGTCGCCTGGAGCGTCATCGCCTTGGCGAACTGGCTCGATCCCTCGCCGAACCCGGCGTTGCCAGCGATCTCTGTCAAGGTAATCAAGTGCTCTTCCATCATGCTGAAGTTGACACCACTGTCCTTGGCAGCCTTGCTCAGAGACTGGATGGCAGTCTCCATGTCTTTCATGTTCAGCGCTGGGTTGCGACTCAGGGTATCCATCTGAGCCAAACCCTGATCGACAGAGAGCCCAGCACTCTTGCTCATCTCGATGAAGTTCTCTGCGTCACGGATGTTGTAGCCCGTCGTCCCGCTGCTGCCCTTGCCCTCATCTGGCCCGTCATCTCGGAATCCAGCAGCCGTCAATCCCATGTAGGTCTTGCGCGACTCTTCGCCGGACATGATGCCAGCGGTGCTCCAGCGGTACTTCTCCTCTTCCCAGCGATTGTCCATCGCCTGGATGTTGGTTCCACCGACGAGCGCCTGGTAGCGAGCGTTCTTGTCTCGCTGTGACCTGAACTCATCGAGCCCCTGCATCGCTGTATCGACGAATGGCACAGCCCTCACAAGGCCCTCACCCATGCCTTGTCCCGAGCCGCCCGCGATGCCCTGGGTGTTTGCACCCTCTCCAGGCGCTGATGCAGGCGCCTTGGGCGTGACGCCACCCCCTCCGCCGCCTCCCTCGCCCCCAGGAGCAGCGGCTACCGTCTGGCCAGTCCTGGCCGCGTCGTCGGATGCAGCACTGGCACCGCCAGAGCCCAGTTGCTGAGAGGTGGTGAGTCCGGTCAAGGCGGTGTTCAGTTTGCCCAGGACACCCGTGAGCCCGGAAGATGTGGAGCCACTGGCTCCATCCCCCAGGTTCTTGTTCATCGAGAGCAGGGTGACCATAGATGTCTGGAGGTCACGGATAGCCTGTTCGATGGCGCGGTCGCCCTCAATCATGGTCTCAAAGCCGCGAGCGAGGTCGTAACCTCCAGACTCATCCCGTGCCATCTACTACACCCATTCTGCTGACTGTTCTGCCTCAACCTCTCCCGTGGTCACGGGAGGAGCCTCTTCCTCGGTAGTGTCGTCTTCGATCACTGCGATGCCCGAGTCCCTCATCATCTCCTGCATCTTGGTGAACTCATCGAGGCCGTCTGACCCTGGGCTCTGCCACCTGACGCCCGAGTAGTCGTACTCGACATCTGATCCTCCAGATGCTGCCTCTTCCTCCTCCGGGTCTCCGTCGGGGTAGAACTCCGGGAAGAGCACCGCAGGCTTGTATCGGCCACTGCCGACCAGTGAGCCGTAGAACAGGTCACGACGCGCCTTGCGACCTCCCACCATGTCGAGGTGCTCCAGTATCTGAAGCCCTAGGTTCTGTACCGCTGAGACTCCTTGCCCTCGTAGTAGTCCTTGACGCTCGGCTAGACGGATGTGGCGTTCAAGCCACGGGCTCGCTCCGCCTAGCCAGATGCATTTCCCATGGCCTCGATGACCTCGCCAGCGGTCTTCTCCAGTTCCAGGTACTCGGAGTAGACCTTGTCGATGGTGTAGACGAACCAGCGGCCCTTGACGAAGTTGAACTTCTGGAAGGCCCAGGCGTAGTCGGTGCTGGCGGACTGGACGGGTGTCGGCAGAGCCTCATCATCGACAGACATAGTGGCGAGAGCGACCATGGCGGTGGAGTAGGCACGAGCGTGTCCGATGGTGTCTTCCCACTGCTTGATGAGCATGGGAACAGCGAGCAGTTCGTCGGTGGTCAGGGTACGGATCACGAACTTGTGACCCAGCCACTCGAACTGCTTGGTGAGGGCCCCTAGGTAGAGCAGGCCCTTGAACGGCTCGACGTATCGAGGATCGAAGAGGACTGGATCGAGTTCTGGCTCCGCGACCCCCTCTACCGGCTCTGGGGTCTCCTCATCGTCCTCAGGCAAGAGGACGATCTCTTCAGGGTCGTAGGAGCCATACTCCTCGCCCTCCATCGTGTCAGGCATTTGCAGCCTTCCCTTCTTGGGGGCGCAGGGGCCTCCAGGCTTAGTTCAACTTCTTCGAGTGGGTGTACGCCACGGTGATGCCCTTCGTGACTGCAAGGGCTCCCACAGTGATGGTATCGCCATCGTTGATGTCCACGATGGTGCAGTTCAGATACGTCTTCCCACGCCACTTGCGAGGCTGGTTCTCCGTACCTGGGGGCTTGATGATCGTCTGGCAGGTGACGTAGGACGGGTCGTTGGCCAAGACGCGGAAGATGTCCACGATGTTCTGGGTGCCTGCGAGGCCAGCCAGTTGGTTCCAGACCGGAGCGTTCCAGAGTTCGCGGATCGTCAGCATGAGCGTGGCGCCCTGGAGCACGCGGCTCGTGGCGATCTCCACCGGGTGGGAGTACCCCAGCGGGTGGATGAACTGGTACGGCTGTCCGAGGTCGGAGAAGGCACGCTGGCCTGAGTCCTCGACACCCTCCGCGAACGCGATGGGCTTGCCTCGATAGTTGAAGGTAGTGAAGCCGGAGCCTACTACCCTAACGCGAGTTTGGGGCATCTCAGTTCAACCTTTCCCTGGGTCCTTAGACCGTTGCGCCTTCGCTACCAGATCCGAGCGTGTCGTCCTGGAAGTCGAGGAGTCCAGTCTGCAAGTCGATCTGGAACTGGACAGTGATGTAGTTCAACGGCACGGCTGGCTTGTACGAGAACTTGCACTCGATGACCGTCGGGTCGCCTCCCGGCAGCGACTGCTGACGGACCTGAAGACCATCCCAGGAGACGATGACATCGTCCTGAATGGCCTGCTCCAGGATGCCCACGAGAGAGCCCTTGACGCGGCTCGGCATCTCCTCGTCGATGGGCTCACCGATGAGGCCTGAGTTGTCCATGCCGAACTGGACCGACTGGTAGAGCGTGTCCGCGATGCGGACCAGGCTGATCTCACGGGTGTCAATCGAGGACATGTCGGTGGTGACGCCGTGTCGAACGCTGAGGCGCTGGAGGCGGTCAGTCTCGACTACCGTGACTCCAGACCCAGACAGGGTGTCCTTGAACAACTTGGTCATGGCCTGGAAGATCACCGAGGGCAGCGACACGAAGGACGAGACGATGGAGCGCGTCAGGCCTCGCTCCACAGACTGTCCAGCCAGAATCCCCGTCAGGGCCGCAGCGAGGTAGTATCCGCTGGCCTCGATGGTCTCGTTCGCCGTGGAGTTGTAGAGGTTGATCTTGGGTGGGTACACCAGGACGATCCGCTTGCTGGCTGCGTTGACCGCCAGGGTGTCGAACCCGCCTGTGGTCTGGTCATAGGCCGCGTCGAGACCAATGAAGGCGATGCGCCCAAAGCCATCAGCAGTGGCCGCGTTGACGTGGGACAGCACATCGGTGATGAGGGCTCCGACTGCGGTGGCATCGTTGGTGTCAGAGGTGGAGTCTCCGCCGCCGTCATCCGTGGTGTAGCCGTGCACGAACAGCGGGACGATCATGCCAGCCCGGTAGTCGGTGACCACCTTGGCGTAGGCAGCGATCAACTGATCCTTGTAGTCGCCATCGGCAGGGTCGGTGGGGAGCACCATGAGCCGTCCGGCGCCATTCTCGAAGGCCACCTTGGCCGCGAGCGAGATGGGGGAGTTGACGGCTGAGGAGGTGGAGACGAAGGGCTCGCCGTAGACGTTGGCGATGCCGTCGAACTCTTCGTACACCAGCGGTGTGTAGTAGGCCGAGTCGGCGTAGTTGTAGGAGACCGTGAAGGTGCCCCCGTCAACCACACCTCCAGGGGAGGCGACAGCGACGTTGGTCTGGTCAACGTCGTCAGCAAGACGGGTGATGAAGACCTGAGCGGTGGCACCGGTGCCTGAGACAGAGAACTGGTAGTCGTCCCCGCGTACGAGGAGGGTGCCAGCGGCATCGCGCACCACTGGCTCTGCGATGGCTGGGGGGCCTACGACCGGGTCCTTGAAGGCACCGAGATGTCCGAATGGGACGGCAGAAGCAGGCGTCGAATAGGCGAGGAGTACCTCGGTGACCTGCTGGTAGCCGCGACCTGGGCCGATGAGCACCGCGAGGCTACCGACCTGCTGTGCCGAGGTGACCAGCGGACGGCTGGTGTCCTCGACATAGACACCCGGTGCCTGGTACTGCGTGAAATCAACCACTTTGGCTCCCCTGCTGAAGGCTCTGTCACCCCTTCAGGGGGCTCAGAGTGGGGTGGACAGGACGTGAGGCTAATGCCAGTTCGTAGCGCTGTAGTCCTCGCTGGATACTGGCTCTTCGTAGTCATTGGGAGGGTAGACCGCCTTGGCCTCTGTGAGGATGATCGCAGACAGTGGCACCAGTTGCCCGGTGATGGCGTCTGAGATGAACTCCCCGATGACTTCCATGTTGAGTGTTCTCTCGTAGATTATCTCGTCAGTACCCCATGGGGTACCTGGGGCAGCAGCGTTCCCTCGGGGCTGGATCCGGTCGAAGTCGAAGTTGGCCGCGATGAAGTCGTTGTTCTCGACCAGTTGCCGGAAGGGCCGGGTCTCGGTGGATTCCTTGCCGAAGGCGATCACCCGGATCATCTCGTCGAAGAGCCGGTCCCGCTCCAGGCTGGTCAGTGCCACCACGGTGTAGGAGGCGTACCCAGCGTACTTCCACCGGGTGTAGCGGTTGACGGCCAGGTCGGTGTCTGGATCCGAGTTCTCGGTATGGTCGATCCCTGCGATCTGGAGAGGTCCAGTGTCCTCGTAGTCCACCCAGATGCCTGGGTAGTTCTGGGGCTCGATGGGGTACTCGATGGAGCAGTGGATGTTGCGAAAGTCAGGCTCGGGGTAGTCAGCGTCGAAGGTGCCCTTCAGAGACTCGACCAGCATCCCCTTCAGCCTAGTGAGGTACATCAGTTCGCCTCGTCCAGGTTGGTGTGGATGAGAGGCGTCTTGCGGCCCTCCAGGGTGTCAGCGATCAGCCGGTGGTGGCCGTCCAGGATGTGGGTCTTCCCCTTGTGGGTGAAGATGTGGGGCAGGAACTTCTTGGGCGGGGTCTTCTGACGATAGGAGGCCAGGGTGTCGTCGTCGATGTTCGGCTCCATGGCGTGCAAGTTGGCCTTGCCGCCGTCGATGACCTGGAACTTGCCCTTGGTGGTCCTCAGTTCCTCAGCCCGGTCCATGGCGTCGAAGTGGTCCTGGTCAAAGTTCGGACACGAGGCGTAGCCGCAGGGGCTCTCCTGGAAGCCAGCCTTGATGGCCCAGTGGTTCAGGCCGTGCTGGGTGTGGTACTCATGCATCGCGGTCTTCCAAAGGAGGCTCACTGTGCCCCAGCCTCCTTCAGTTCGGCCCGGAAGTTCTTGTCAGCCGCGTAGACGCGGATTGGCAGGATGCCATTCCACTGAGCGGTCAAAGTGAGTGCGTTGTTCAGGAACAGCCTAGGCGAGATCCCTGGGTGTCTCCAGCGCACCCCAGAGTTGCCTGGTCGGATTGCGCCCGCGACCTTGCCTGCGGTGGTGAAGGGACTCCCAGCCTCACGGTTGCCTATGCGCCCCGGAGCACCTGGGTAGGAGGCTGGCTTGTCCTCGTAGGTGACCACCCCGGTCTTCTTGTCCACCTTCTTCTTCTGGATGCGAGCCCCCATCTGGGCGGCCTTACGGAAGATCAGCACCTGGGTCTTGCCGGACTGGGTGGTCCTGACCTTGGCCTTGGGGTTCTTGGCTCGCTCGGCACCGGTGGGGTCGTCGATCCACATGGGGATGGTCTTGCCCGCCAGCCCCTTCATGGTGAAGGGCCGGATGCCATGGTCCTGGAACCAGACGTAGGAGTCGGGGAAGTAGATCCCGAAGAAGCCCTTGCCGTAGACCGGCTGGAGCCTGCGGGCCGAGTCGCCGGTGGCCTTGGGCATCTTGCGCCGGGCCTCGCGGACAGCCTGGTTGGCCAGCGTCCTGGCGCGTCCAGGGTTGAGGCCCTTGACCACCATCACCATGCGGTCGGGGTTCTGGGAGAGGCGCATCTCCGGCGTTTCAAGAAGCATCGCTGTCGCCCCTGCCATCCCAAACCAGCACCTTGACTTTGCGGTCGCCCCACCCGAGTCGGTGCATCGCCTCGATGCGGTGATTACCGTTCATCACGAAGGATGAGTGGGGCTCGTGCACCACATGGATGTGGGTGATGTGGTCGGGCTGAAAGTGGCCTGCTGGATTGCCGTAGTGCTTCTCGGGACGGTACCCACGGTTGGTGAGAGACCCCATCAGGTCCCGGACGTTCCGCTCCGTGTTGAGGTGATCCTTGCCTCCGTCCATGTCGGAGCCCCTCACCTCAGAGATCGCGTGTAGGTCGTTGACGCTCATGCGGTCGAAGTGTTTGTCGTACCTGGACGTTGCGGTCTTCCAGAGGAGGCTCATGGCTTCAACCCCTCGAAGTGGTGGGGGTGGATCGCCGGGGGGATGTAGCGCTCGCCCATGCCGCCCTTGAAGTGGGTGGTCATGCTCAGCGGGGCGCCTGTGCCCTCGGACTTGTTGTCCTCCAGGTCGGCTCGGCCATAGACCCTCACGGGGACGTGACTGAGACCCATCTCTGACGCAGCGCGGAGCCGGTGGTTCCCTTCCCCGAGGCTGCCCCACTGGTTCTTGTGGTCGTAGTCCAGCATCAGCGGAGTCTTGATCCCCGAGCCGTTGCGGATGTCGTCCTTGATGGACTCGATGCGACGGCGCTCAGCGTCATGGGCGAGCCCCTCGCCACCGTAGGTCTTCTCCCAGGTGCCGTCGTGCTCGCGGTACTTCTCCAGGGCCTTGACGGGCACCATGCCGACCACCGAGCGGCTGTCGTCGCCTTCTAGGTGGCCGATGCCACCGGACATGTAGTGCTCGACCGAGTCGGGGACCTCGGGGGTCGAGGCGACCTTCCAGAGGAGGCTCATCAGTCGTCCCTAGGCGGGAAGCCGTGCTTGTCGGCGTCGTAGTGCCAACCCTCGATGTGCTTGTCCCCGCGCTGGAGAGCAGCAGCGACCCGGTGGTGTCCCTCTGTGACGTGCAGGCGCCCCTGGTGGGTGACGAACATCGGGTGGGAGTCCCCGAGATAGCCCATGGAGTTCTGGAGCGGCTTCAGGTGGCCTGGCGTCTTCTGACGCTGCCAGGACTCGTCCTCGGGGTTGTCGAGGTAGCGGTTGATGTGCGTCTGGCCGACGTGGCTCTGGGTCGCGTAGACAGGCCCCTGGAGGTTGACCTTGCCGAGGCTGCCCTTGTTCTGCCAGGTCTTGCTCTCAGAGCCGTGCTCTCCCACGAACTCGTGGAGGTCGGGGTCACGGTGGTCGGGGGTGGACTCAGCCTTCTTGGCCTCCATGGCATCACCGTAGGCCTTGTCGTGGCGCTCGTAGAAGGAGTCGGGGAGGTCACCGTACTTGTCCGCAGCAGCGTGTGCCTTCTCCTCCTCATTGGGTTCAGGCCGCGTGGCTTCGTGGAGGTCCTCATCGAACTCGTAGTGATCTTCCCCAGGCGGACGCGAGCCGACCCCTGCGTCGCGCATCTCCTGTTCGTAGTCCTCGGAGTGTCCGACGTATCCAGCGAACCCAGCCTGCTTGACCGGCTTGGCCTGGGCGTCCTGAGCACTCATGCCGGTGTCGCCACCGAAGTCGTGCCAGGCCATCGCCTGCTTCCAGAGGAGGCTCATCAGTCGTCGTCCGCAGGGATCAGTGCTTCCTTGATCTCCTCGTAGGCCGAGAAGTTGGTCGGCACGCGCTCGATCTCTTCGAGGATCACAGCGAGGCTCGACTCCGACGGAGGGATCAGGTAGGAGACGGTGCCCCTGTCTTCGAGCCCAGCCCGAGCGAGGTTGTAGTGGATCGAGTGAGTGGTCTGGAGTGGGGTCTCGAAGCCCGTGCGCAGCGTGGTGCGCGTGGGGGTACGAAGGTAGAAGCGGTCCCCGTTGGACCGGAACATGTAGTCGCCGGAGCGGAGCCGGAAGTCCGAGACGGTCTCCACGTCCAGTGACATCGAGTGGGTCACACCGCGAGCCTGGTTGGCGTCGTCCTTGTCGGAGTCGGTCAGGATGGCCGGGCGGATGATGCGGGCCTTGTAGCCGCCCTCGAAGGTGGTGCCAAAGCAGGTGGGGCACTTGTTCTGGGTCGGCTGGTTGTAGGCCGCTGTGACCCGGTCGTTGACGGTGGTGCCGTTCCCGTAGCACTCGGTGCAGCGGGTGATCCGGCCCTCTTCGAGGTCCTGGATGTGCCACATGAGGATGAACATGACGTACTCGCCGTACCAGTAGATGGCCTGGTTCTGGCGCAGCCGCTCGTTCTCGATGGCGAAGTCCTGGCGCTCCCGGACATAGAGACGCCGGTCAGGCAGTACGGGAGCCGGGCTCGGCACCGGTGCGGGGATCGGCAGAGGCATTTATTTATCCCTCTCCGGGCAGTCGGTATCCTCACCCCTTCAGGGGCGTCGCACCTGCTGCGACAGGAGGCCGGTAGACCGGGGCGTTCCAGCCGTCCGAGCCATCCCGCAAGGTACGGATCCTCCAGAGCCACTCAGCGAACTGGGGAGCCACTGCTTCGAGGGAGAACCGCTCCAGGGTGCGCTCACGGAGTTCGGGGCCTCGGAGGCCCAACTCCTGGATCATGCCGATCTGCTGAGCCGCCTGAGCCGGGGTCCGGTAGCGGAAGCCGTCCTCGAAGGGGGTGATGGTCTCGGTGAAGACCCCGTAGTCGGGAGCGACCACTGGGACACCGGACGCCATGGCCTCGACGTGCACGGTGCCGAAGGGTTCGATGTAGAGGGTGGGGGTGATGAGCACGCTGGCGTGCGACATGATCTCAGCCCGCTTCACTGGGTTGGCCACCCCCTCATAGGCAGCGACGGGGTCGATGACCGTGCCGTCGGTGGCTGTAAGCACCCCGTCCTCGTAGGTCTTCATGCCAGCACCCATGGCCACCAGGCGCAGCCCTGCTCGCTTGGCGATGTCGGCAGCGACGTGTGGGCCCTTGCGCATGATGAGGCGACCAGCGAAGAGGGCGTACCCCTCGTCGGAGCCAGTCTTGAACTGCTCGCGCCGGACGAAGTTCGGGATCACCGCGTCGAAGGCTCGACCGTCGTTGACGCCGTAGGCACCGTACCGGTGGTGCATCCAGGCGTAGGACTCGAAGCAGGCGAAGGTGCCGTGCGGGGCGATGCCCTCGTAGCCCACGGCGGGCTCGATGATGGCGTGGTCGTTCTTGAAGGTGTCGGTGACGTTCTGCATCAGGGCGCCCATCCAGATGGCGATGATGTCGCCGGGCTGGATGCGCTTCTTGATCTCGCGGACAGCGCGGTAGAGGAAGACGGCCCAGTAGTCCTTCTCGGTCGTCCACTCGATGTCGGGGAGGCGGGTACCTACGTCGGCCCCGAAGAACTTGATGCGCTCGTCATTGGAGAGGAGTTCGACGACCTCGCAGTTGACGGTGTTGGGACCACCACCCCAGTAGGCCGTGACGGGCTCGTCCAGGAGCCCCATGATCTTCGTCCATCTGGCTGCCTTGGTGGTGAAGGCGCAGGTGGAGTAGAGGTCTTCGTTCAGGCTGGTGTGCGGGAGACCAACGAGATGAATCATGTTGGCGATGCTACCAGGATCCGGCACCCCGAGGCCACGTCTGGCCATCCAGAGGCACTACCCCTCCTGCATCAAGCCGGGTGGGGGTTCGGACAAGAAACGTGGGCAGAGAGTCCTTCAACGACAACTGGTGAGCGAAAGTGATGGTGTTGCTCAACTCGATCCATGGGGTGGCATCTGTGGTGGCCGTCTCATCCTCTGCGAGATCGGTCCCTGCTGTTTGCCCACAACGTAGGGACAAGGTCCGAGAAGATGCTGTGACGTTGTGGTAGCGCCAGCCAACTTCGATGACGAGAGCATCACCGGCAGTAGCGTCCACACTGGACATCGCTGATCCAGATCCCGACCAGCCCGGAGGCAGTTTCCTGTTGGTCAACGCTGTGGCGATCTCGTAGTTATCGGTGCCAGCGCTGCCTGAGATCGCCACCGAGGTGTTCTGAGAAGAGAAGAGGGTGCCCCTCTCCGTGCCAGTTGGGCTGACTACCCGCAGGTGGAGTTGCAGGCAACCATCAGCATCTGCGGCGCTCTCTAGCGCCAGGATCTGCCCCTTGACGTTGCCTGTGATCGTCTGGGTGGCTAGCCCTGGCATCACCCACTGCGTATGCAGAGAGTTGCCAGCGACAGAAGCAGTCTCACCAGCCCCAGACAGCGTGGAGTAGGCGTAAGGAGCCTCGTTGGTATCTGTTGCTCGACGCCTCACCGCTCCACCAGTGGCGCCCCAGTACGCGCCATAGGCTGGAGCGATGATCGTTCCCGGTGGGCTGTACGGCAAGTAGATGCGAGTTGCCATCGTCTACTCGAAGATCAGCAGGGCTGAAGCAGAGGCTTCGGCACCCTGACTGGTGCCCTTAGGAGACCCGGAGCCTGCGGTGTTGTTGTTGAGGCAGATGTGGGTGCGCGAGGTGCCGAAGGGGCTGAAGGCCACCCGCTGTCCCAGAGCGAAGTCGTAGTACCAGACCCCGAAGATGCCACCTAGACGTTGGAACGACGCACCGTTGTAGACCGAGTAGTTCCACACCGGTACTGTGCCGGACACAGCCAGTGACGCCGCGTAGGAGGTCGGAACAGTGGCTGCCCACCCCCCGCGTTCGGACGTTCTGGCAAGACCTGTGCTCGTAGAATAAGTGACCCTCGTGGTGTTGGAGGCGGCGTTGGTGTTGTAGATAGCATCCCACCCAGTCGTGTCTGGGACGCCGCTGTCATTGACATGCCGGAAGACCCCAAAGAACATCCCCGGCCCACCAGCAGAGGCAGAGTCAACCCCCTTGATGGCAAACCAGAGTGAACCCGTGTCGGTGTTGTAGCAGAGGAAGTTGTTGGCTGCGCTGGAGGCACCCGTCCCGGTGGTGTTCAGCGCTGTTGCGGCCAGTACAGACACCCCTGTCAGCGTGCCTGCTCCGTTGGAAGCCGTGGCCGCAGAGACGCGCAGGTTGGGGCGCGTGCCATCCGTGGAGCCGGAGCCGTACTCGATCTTGATGAAGATCGGTGCAGTCGCGTGCGCGGTGTCGTTGAACCTCCAAATCTCGTATCCCTGGTAGGTCGTGGCAGTGGGTGGGGTGGCGACAGTGGTCCAGTCGATCTGCCCCGTGTCACTCGTCTTGGTCAGCCCTACCGCAGCGAGGTTGTCAGACAGCGCCTTCCCCCAAAGCCTGAACTGCGCGTCTGTCGTCTGCACCGTGAGGGTGTTCCATACGGCGGTAGCCATACCTACTCCGTCCTGATCCAGCCGAGGATGACCTCGACCGTGCTTGTGCTGCCCGAGCGGTTCTCGATGGCGTAGTACACGTCCGTACCTGTCGGGCAGTAGCCATCCACGAGCGGCGACAGGTCGTAGTCTACGGCCCCGGTGGCGACGAACTCGAACATGAGCCCATGATCCCCAGTCGGATCTGTGCCGACGGAGCGAGCCGCATCTGCGGTGCGCTTAGCGCTCGTGGTGTAGAGGCGCACTCGGCAGGCCCGGTCGGTCTCGATGGTGTGGAGGCGGTAGCCCGACGCCATCGCCTTTGTTCCATTCTCGGTCGCGTTCACTGCGAGTGAACCCGTCGTGATAGTGGACGTGTCACGAGTGAAGTAGGAGGGGCCAGTGGACCCAGTAGGACCGAAGGGGCCAGGCACTCCATCCTCACCATCTGAGCCATCTAGCCCAGGGACTCCAGAAGGCCCAGTGGCTCCGGTAGCCCCGGTGACTCCTGTGACTCCTGTGACACCGGCGCCCGTGACTCCGATGTCTCCAGTTGGACCCGTGGGACCTGTGTCGCCAGTCACCCCGGTGATTCCTGTGACCCCAGTCGTCCCTTGTGGTCCCGTCACCCCGGTCACACCGGTGACCCCGCTGATGCCCGTCGGTCCTGTGGGTCCAGTGTCGCCCGTGACTCCTGTCACGCCGGTGACACCTGTAGGGCCGACTTCTCCCGTGGCTCCTACAGGACCAGTGGCTCCAATGGGCCCTTGTACCCCGATGTCGCCGTCAAGCCCATCTGCCCCGTCTACCCCAGGAGGCCCAGTCGCTCCGGTCACTCCTGTGACGCCTGTCGTGCCAGCCCCAGTGACCCCCGTTGCCCCTGTGACGCCAGTGACACCCTTCACGCCAGTGGCTCCGGTGGTACCTGCTCCGGTGGCTCCCGTGACTCCTGTGACCCCGGTGATGCCTCGGGCACCAGTGCCCCCCGTGCCACCCGTGGCTCCGGCTGCGCCCGACACCCCAGTTGGTCCTGTGGCGCCAGTGACACCAGCACCAGTGGCTCCAGTGACACCCGTGATGCCCGTGGCTCCGGTAGGACCGACATCTCCGGTGGCTCCAGTCGGACCTGTGGGGCCGCCTGCGGGGCCAGTTGCTCCCGTGGTGCCGGGGGCTCCAGGAGGCCCTGTGACGCCCGAAGGGCCGGTTGCACCTACGAGCCCAGTGTCGCCAGTCTGGCCAGCCACACCTATGCCCATCGGCCCGGACGGGCCAGTAGAGCCGGTGGGGCCAGTAGCGCCTGTCACTCCGACAGGGCCAGAGGTGATGGGGATGCCCGTCGGCCAGGGCTGGCCGTCCACCTTGGGTCCGTAGAGTGTGGGCGGGTCATCGAGGAGGTAGTAGTCGCCCTCGTTCCCGAGCCCCTGCTGGGGCACAGTCGAGCCGTGGCGCAGGAGTGTGCCCTGGACTCCCTGGACACCCGTTGGTCCAGTCGGGCCTGTTGGGCCAGAGGCTCCCGAGCCACCCGTGTTGCCGGTGGGGCCAGTCGGACCAGAGGGCCCCGTGGATCCCGCGACCCCCGAGACACCTGTGGGTCCGGTGGCGCCCTTGGGGCCGATGAGGACCTCGGTGCCAGCATCGAAGAGGGCCTGCTCGATCAGGTCGAGCCGCTGGTCGAGTTCAGCGAACATGGGGTAGGTCGGTCCTGAGCCCGCCTTGGCGTAGAGAGTGTCTACGTCGTCGGGGCCGAGGAAGCGGGGGATGAGCGCGTCAGCGCCGATGGTCAGCGTCGAACTCGGGATGGGGGTCGAGTCGAGTTCCTGGATGTCAGCCAGGATGGTGCCAGCCTCGTCCTCGTAGACGACGACGGGGTCAGCATCAGGGGTCAGGATGGGGTCGCCTGGGCCTTGGTAGACAAAGGCGATGCGGTCCTCGGGGAAGATGAACCTCGTCAAGAGCCGCTCACCTCCATCTGTTGGGCGCTCCTACCCCTTCGTGGGGCTCGGTCGAGCAGGGACAGGGCTACCAGGAGTAGACTATGACTACGCCGGATGCGCCGTCACCGCCCGCTCCAGACGCGGTCCCGTTGGTAGAGCCACCGCCTCCACCTCCCCCACCACCGGCTGAGCCTCCGTCGCCGCCTGCGAACCCAGCCGCAGCACCACCGCCACCACCAGTGCCTGGCTCCAAGGAGTTGTTGACGCCAGGATCGCCTGGGTTGCCTGCGGTACCAAACGCTCCCCCATCATCCAGGCTGCTACGACAAGTGTTGCCAGTAGCACCGTCCGAGTTGGTGTTGTCAGCCTTGATCCCACCCCCAGCGCCTCCCGCACCGGCACCAGGTCTAGGCGAATCGACGCCAAAGCCATTGGCGACGCCAGCGGCAGTAGAATCTCCCCCATCAGATCCGTCGTACATCCCCCATCCACCGCGACTTCCTGTAGTGGCTCCGTTCTTGCCAGCGACTCCGCCAATACCCCCTCCAGCCTTCAGGTGGTCATCAAAGGAAGAGGGGTCTCCATCGTTTCCGGCGATACCATCAGTGGAGTTGGTGGTCTGCCCATTGGCCCCGGTGCCGCCAGCACCAACGGTAATAGTAGTGACCGAGGAGGGTAGCGCTGAAGCGGGGAAGATTCTCACACTGTAGGAACCACCACCACCACCGCCTCCGCCACCTCGTACAGTGCCAGCCAAACCCCTTCGACCACTACCGCCACCGCCACCGCCGCCGATGCAGTGCACTTCGACAAACTTGATGCCCGGAGGCTTCGTCCATGTGTAGCCAGTGCCGGGTACGGAGAAGGCAGCCCTATCCACGATCTCACTGGTCAGCCCCGCGTACTGCTCACCCATACCAAGTCACCACCATGACGCACCCAGACGCCCCGTCTCCGCCAGCACCAGAGTCGCTGCCGCCACCACTGCTTCCGGCTCCTCCTCCACCGCCACCACCTCCGTAGAGACCACCGTTCCCACCGGCTCCCGCAGCCACGGCTGTGGTGTTGTTGGCCGAAGACCCACCACCACCACCGTTACCAGCATTAGCCCACCCGGTACCAGATGAGTAGGTGGGGGACGCTGCGCTGGTGCCAGCCCTAGTGCCGCCCAGTGTGCCTCCAGGAGTGGTAGCAAAGGCTGTTGCCCTCGTGGGGCTGCCATTACCGCCATCCGATCCTGTGTTCCCCGAGTTGATTCCACCAGCACCACCACCCGAACCAGCGCCAGCCGTGCGCAACGAAGTCCCCAGCCCTGACCCAGCGCCACCTGTTGCGGAGGTATCTACACTGGCGCACCCAGGGAACTCACCGAAGCCACCTCGCACCCCTGCGGCTTCGGGGTTGGGTCTCGATCCGTTGCCTCCACCGCCGTTGCCTCCCAGAGCAGCACCCCCTCTGATGTGAGTCCCGAAGGATGAGGTTTGCCCGTCGAGCCCTGGGTTGCCGTCGTTGTTAGCAGACCTGCCTGCGCCCCCTGATCCGCCGCCGCCCACAGTTACCGTCACCGTTTGTCCTACGTCCATCGCAGCGAACAAGCGAGAGTTCATCCCACCGCCGCCACCACCAGACCCCCCACATCTTTCAGAACCACCACCGCCACGACGACCGCTCCCACCACCACCGCCTCCACCAATGCAGACGACGTAGATCACGCTAGCGTTGGCTGGCTTGTTCCAGGTGTAGGCGTCGGTGCCGTCCAGGGGGGCTCCGCCGTAGAACTGAACATCGACACGGTCTGGAAGTACTTGGCTACTCAAACCAACTCACCACCATGACGCACCCCACCGCTCCATCCCCGCCATTCCCTGCTCTTCCTGTGCCGCTCTGGTACGCCGCTCCTCCACCGCCGCCACCGCCTCCGTAGAGACCACCGTTCCCTCCATCACCAGCGTTTCCGTTGGCAGCGGTGCGAGATGCTCCACCACTACCGCCACCACCGGTGTTAGCAAAGTTGGCTCCCGATGACTGGCCAGCGCTTCCATTACCAGAAGGGGCCACCCCTCCTGCGACGTTGCTGAAGATGGTACTGGCGTTGTTGAGGCCTTGGCCACCGTTGTACGCCGTGAGGGTCGAGATACCACCACCACCACCACCTGACATCGCCCCTCCCGTGCGCAGGCTGATGGCCAACTCGTCTCCCGTGCCAGTAGACCTGGCAGAAGGAGCACACCCATCGGTCTGGGCTCTGCCACCAACGGTGTTGCCCCCACCTCCCGCTTTCAAGAATGTCCCGAATGAACTTTGGCCACCGGTCGTTCCTAGGGTTCCAAAGCCTGTTGTTCCTCCTGCGCCACCCCCGCCTCCTGCCCCAACTGTCACCGTGATGACGGTTGAATCGACCCAAGACCGCACGATAAACAACTTCTTCGAGATGCCACCACCACCACCGCTCTCACCACCGCTAGCCGAACTGGAGGCTGGGCGCTCACCACCTTCACCACCCGCACCACCGCCGATGCAGACGACGTAGATGTAGTGGCAACCCGTCGGCTTGATCCAATCGTAGGTGCCCGCAGTCGCGAAGAACGTCGTCTGCGTCCTGAGGTAACGACTGAGAGTCATTAGAAGGCGACCCCATGGATCGAGACGGTGATGTTGGTTCCTGAGTCTGAGATGCCTGCCACAAAGTCGTTCAGGTTCATCACCAGCATGACATCTAGGGTGATGATCGAGTTCCCAGGAACAGACAGGTCAGGGACGATCATGTTGTTGTTGGCAGCCGATCCTCCTGATGGGACCAGGTACAAGGTAATGCCCGATGCTGTAGCCCCCGTGTTCGTCAGCATGATCTGCTTCAGGATGGCCCGCAAGCCCGTGGAAGTGAAGAGGGTCGTCGTTGATGTCGTTGGCATCGCATGGTAGAAGCGCGTGGGGGTGTAGATGCTCACTTCAAGATCCTCCTCATTACTGATGCACCTGCATCCAGATCAGTGTCTCATCTCCAGGACCTTCTGGTCCTGGAGGACCATCGTTGCCGTCTGCGCCGTCTTGTCCAGGTAGTCCTCCGGGGCCGGTGGCACCCGTCGCACCTGTGACGCCCGGCCAACCCCAGCCATCTGTGCCATCTTCGCCCATCAGACCCAGTGGCCCCGTGACTCCAGTAGTGCCCGTCACTCCAGTGATACCTGTGATGCCTGTGGTGCCAGCCGCTCCAGTGACACCGGTGACGCCCAAGAGACCCGACACACCAGTTGGTCCAGTGTTGCCCGTTACTCCTGTGACACCGGTTACACCTGTGACGCCGAGCAGTCCGCTAACTCCTGTCGGACCAGTCGCTCCAGTGATGCCCGTGACACCGGTGACTCCAAGGAGCCCGCTGACTCCGGTAGGGCCGGTTGCTCCGGTGACACCGGTAGTTCCCTGAGGACCAGGGACGTACGAGTCGTTGCCATCGTATCCGTCGATACCTCGAACACCCGTTGCTCCGGTGACACCAGTGATGCCAGTGACTCCGGTTACTCCGGTGACTCCAAGGAGACCAGAGACGCCCGTTGGACCGGTGGCGCCCGTAATGCCTGTGACACCGAGCAGACCACTTACCCCGGTAGGACCAGTGGCTCCTGTGATGCCTGTTACCCCGGTCACGCCGGTGACGCCTAGGAGACCTGAGACACCTGTGGGTCCGGTCGCACCCGTGATACCAGTGACTCCGAGCAGACCTGATACACCTGTGGGACCGGTGGCTCCGGTGATGCCTGTGATGCCCTGAGGACCGATGCTGCCGTCGTTGCCATCGTTGCCATCGAGACCGGGGATGCCTTGTGGTCCTGTGGCTCCGGTGATACCCGTGATCCCAGTGACACCAGTTACCCCGGTGACACCGAGCAGACCACTGACGCCAGTAGGTCCGGTAGCACCGGTGATGCCAGTGACACCGAGCAAGCCACTGACGCCTGTCGGTCCCGTTGCCCCAGTTATTCCGGTGACGCCCAGGAGACCAGACACCCCAGTCGGTCCAGTGGATCCAGTGATGCCTGTTACGCCCGTGACGCCAGAGATGCCAGAGACACCGGTGGGACCAGTCGCTCCCGTGGTGCCCTGAGGACCTATCGAGCCATCGTTACCATCAGAGCCATCAAGACCTGGTATGCCCTGCTGACCAGTCACGCCTGTGACGCCAGAGATTCCAGTCGGTCCTGTGGCGCCGGTGATGCCAGTGACCCCGAGCAAGCCAGAGACCCCTGTTGGTCCGGTAGCCCCAGTGATGCCAGTGACACCGGTGACTCCGAGGAGACCAGAGACTCCGGTAGGGCCGGTTGCTCCGGTGACACCTGTGATGCCTGTGACTCCGGTGACACCGAGTAGACCAGAGACCCCTGTTGGTCCAGTCGCTCCTGTGACGCCAGTGACGCCGAGCAGGCCGGACACACCGGTAGGCCCTGTTGCTCCCGTGACGCCCGTGACGCCAGGGATGTACGAGTCGTTGCCATCTGTTCCATCGAGACCCGGAACACCGAAGCCGGTAACGCCAGTGACACCCGAGATGCCTGTCGGACCAGTTGCTCCTGTGATACCCGTGACGCCCAGGAGCCCTGAAACTCCGGTGGGTCCAGTTGCGCCGGTCACTCCAGTGACGCCCGTTACGCCAGTGACACCTAGCAGACCGCTGACCCCAGTAGGGCCAGTCGCCCCAGTGATGCCGGTGACTCCTAGAAGACCTGAAACACCTGTTGGGCCCGTTGCTCCAGTGATTCCTGTGACACCCAGCAGACCAGACACACCTGTAGGACCAGTGGCACCCGTGATGCCGGTGATGCCTTGCGGTCCAGGGAACCCATCGTTGCCATCTATGCCATCGAACCCTGGAATACCAGTCGCACCAGTAACCCCGGTGACGCCTGTGACTCCGGTCACGCCAGTGACGCCAAGAAGTCCTGAGACACCTGTGGGTCCGGTTGCCCCAGTAACCCCGGTCACACCAGTGACACCCAACAGACCAGAGACTCCGGTCGGCCCGGTTGCTCCAGTCACGCCAGTCACCCCGGTCACGCCAGTGACCCCGAGCAGGCCAGACACACCGGTAGGTCCGGTGGCGCCTGTGACACCAGTGACCCCTAGCAGACCTGAGACACCGGTTGGGCCGGTTGCTCCAGTGACCCCTGTAGTGCCCTGAGGTCCAGGGACGTACGAGTCGTTGCCATCGTTTCCGTCGAGACCTGGGAGGCCAACTCCCGTCACCCCAGTGACACCCGAGATGCCCGAGATGCCGGACACACCAGTTGGACCCGTCGCGCCAGTCACTCCCGTGACTCCAAGGAGACCAGACACACCGGTCGGTCCCGTGACGCCTGTGACCCCTTGGGTACCAGTCACACCGGTCACACCGAGGAGCCCAGATACTCCAGTTGGGCCCGTCGCGCCCGTCACTCCTGTGACTCCGAGCAAGCCCGAGACACCGGTGGGCCCAGTGGCTCCAGTGACACCAGTCACACCAAGCAGCCCGGAGACGCCCGTTGGACCTGTGACCCCGGTGATCCCCTGCTGTCCTGGTGTCCCGTCTTGGCCGTCATCTCCGTCTAGCCCTGGGATTCCTGTGACACCGGTGACGCCTGAGATCCCCGTGGGACCTGTCAACCCTGTCAACCCGGTGACCCCGAGCAGGCCGCTGACCCCAGTGGGTCCAGTAGCACCAGTGATGCCCGTCACACCGGTCACGCCGAGGAGCCCAGAGACTCCAGTCGGACCAGTTGCTCCTGTGATACCCGTGACGCCAGTGACCCCAGTGACACCGAGCAGGCCGCTCACCCCAGTGGGTCCAGTCGCCCCGGTGATGCCGGTTACGCCGAGGAGACCAGACACGCCGGTCGGTCCTGTCGATCCAGTGACACCGGTGGTGCCCTGCAAACCAGTTGGTCCAGGGATGAACGAGTCCGCTCCATCATCGCCATCGAGTCCTGGGATGCCCTGTGGGCCGGTGGATCCTGTGACACCAGAGATGCCAGACACACCCGTGGGGCCTGTCGATCCCGTAACCCCAGTCACGCCCAGTAGCCCAGAGACCCCAGTTGGGCCGGTGACTCCAGTCACACCCTGCGTACCGGTCACGCCCGTCACACCGAGCAGGCCAGATACTCCAGTCGGACCAGTCACGCCGGTAGTGCCTTGGGTGCCCGTGACGCCAGTGACACCAAGGAGCCCTGAGACCCCCGTAGGTCCAGTCGCACCTGTGATGCCAGTGACCCCTAGGAGCCCCGAGACGCCGGTGGGCCCTGTCGAACCCGTCGTGCCTTGGAGGCCCGTAGGGCCGGGAACATAGGAGTCTGCTCCGTCGTCACCATCAAGACCGGGGATACCCTGAGGTCCAGTCGATCCAGTGGTGCCTGTCACGCCCGAGATGCCCGAGACCCCAGTTGGTCCGGTGGCACCTGTGATGCCAGTGACTCCGAGGAGGCCGCTGACGCCAGTCGGGCCGGTGGCTCCTGTGACCCCGGTGACACCAGTGACGCCGAGCAGACCCGAGACACCAGTCGGCCCTGTCGCTCCGGTTACACCCGTGACTCCGAGCAGACCGGACACCCCAGTCGGGCCGGTTACACCCGTGACACCAGTGATGCCCACACCCGTAGCGCCCGTGACCCCAGTTGTCCCCTGGGGACCTATCGAGCCATCAGCACCGTCGTCTCCGTCCAGCCCTGGGATCCCCTGGAGCCCCGTGGCACCCTGGGCAGCCCCGAGCGTCCAGTCAGCACCTTCGACCGGGGTGGAGCCGGTAGACCCCTGGAGAGCGATCCAGGTCTGACCCTGGTAGGTAACAGCATCGTCGGCGAGGTATGCCGTGCCGTTGTCCCAAGCGCCCCTGAAGTTGATGCCTGTGCCAGCGGGTCCAGTCGCACCTGTGACACCCGTGGTGCCGGTGACTCCAGTGACTCCGCTGACGCCCGTAGCGCCGGTCACACCAGCGCCAGTCACGCCGGTGGTGCCCTGGTTTCCAGTGACGCCGGTTACACCTGTGGTTCCGGTCACCCCCGTGACACCGGTCGTCCCCTGAGGTCCGGTAGCACCGACGGGGCCAGTGTCTCCGTCTAGTCCATCGTCCCCGTCCATGCCAGGGATACCCTGCTGGCCAGTTGGACCAGTTGATCCAGTGACGCCAGTGATGCCCGTCGTGCCCTGGGGGCCGGTCTGGCCAGTGACACCCGTGACCCCAGAGATGCCAGAGATGCCCGAGACGCCCGTGGGACCGGTTGCTCCAGTTACCCCCGTCACTCCTGTGGTGCCCTGAGGTCCTGTATCTCCGGTCACGCCTGTGACGCCAGTGACCCCCGTGACTCCAGAGATGCCGGACACGCCCGTAGGACCGGTCACACCTGTGACGCCAGTAGTGCCGGGATCGCCAGTCACACCCGTCGTGCCGGTGACTCCCGTGGTTCCAGTCGTGCCTTGGGGGCCCGTGGTGCCGGTGACACCCTGAGGACCCATGCCACCATCGAGCCCGTCGTCCCCATCTATGCCGGGGATACCCTGCACACCTGTCGGGCCTGTCGGTCCCGTTGGGCCTGTTACCCCCGTGACTCCAGAGAGTCCTGAGACCCCAGTAGGTCCTGTTGCCCCTGTGACGCCGGTGACTCCTGTGACGCCGGGGTCTCCTGTGACCCCTGTGATGCCGGTGACGCCTGTTGTCCCCTGAGGTCCCGTCACACCAGTTGGTCCAGTGTCGCCGGTCACACCAGTGACACCCGAGATCCCAGTGGGACCTGTAGCCCCGGTCACACCGGTCGTGCCTGGGTCGCCCGTCACGCCAGTGACGCCCGAGATGCCGGTGGGTCCAGTAGCACCGGTGACGCCTATGCCAGTCACACCAGTGATGCCCTGAGGACCGACCAGGCCGTCCTCACCGTCAGATCCATCAAAGCCTGGGATGCCCTGGGGACCTGTTGCTCCCTGAGCCGCTCCCAGCGTCCAGTCAGCGCCCTCGACTGGAGGGGAGTTCGTGTTGCTCGACAGCGAGATCCAGGTCTGCCCCTGGTAGGTGACCGCGTCATCGGCGATGTAGGCGGTGCCCGAGTCCCATGCTCCTCGGAAGTTGATGCCGGTTCCAGCCGGACCCGTCGAGCCCGTGACACCGGTAGATCCTGTGACTCCAGTGGGGCCGGTCTGTCCATCGACCCCAGACACACCAGTAGCACCAGTGGTGCCCACCCCAGTGGCACCAGTCGGACCAGTTGCTCCTGTGACACCTGTGGTGCCATCTACCCCAGAGACTCCGGTGGCTCCGGTAGATCCCGAAGTACCTGGAGTACCTGGAGTACCTGGAGTACCTGGAGGGCCATCATCACCATCGAGTCCGTCGAGCCCCTGAGGTCCTGTGGCTCCCGTGGAACCTGTAGCACCGGTGGCTCCCGTAACGCCAGCGCCCGAGGCTCCTGTAGCACCCGAGGCACCTGTGACGCCCTTCAGGCCGGTCGAGCCAGTCGGCCCCGTGACCCCCGAGACGCCAAGCATCCCCGACACCCCGGTAGATCCGGTAGCACCGGTGACGCCAGTGACGCCCACCCCAGTAGCACCAGTGATGCCAGAGATCCCCGAGACCCCAGTAGGTCCTGTTGCCCCTGTGACGCCTGAGCCAGTGACTCCTGTGGTGCCCTGGGGTCCGGTGGGGCCTGTAGCACCAGTTGTGCCAACCCCCGTTGCTCCCGTGACACCGAGGAGACCAGAGACACCGGTAGGGCCAGTCGCGCCAGTCTCGCCAGTGGCTCCGGTGGCGCCCGTAACACCCACTCCCGTGGGGCCGGTAGAGCCCACGCCAGTCGCGCCGGTGACACCTGTGGGGCCCGTTGATCCAGGAGGCCCAGCGTCGCCCTGGATGCCCTCATCGCCCTCTGGACCGATAGGTCCTATCGGTCCTGTGGATCCAGTCGCACCCGTCACGCCGACACCGGTAGGTCCGGTCACACCGGTGATGCCTACCCCGGTCGCACCCGTGGCTCCCGTGGGACCGGTCGCACCTGTCGTTCCGGGGTCTCCAGTGACACCAGTGACTCCAAGCCCAGTCGCACCGGTGGGGCCAGTCTCTCCAGTGGGCCCAGACGGTCCTGTGGAGCCCGTGGAGCCCGTAGGACCGCCAGGTGGACCTGTGGGACCAGTCGCACCTGTAGCGCCAGCCAGGGGGATGGGGCCGGGCCAGGTGAGGTTGACCTTCGGGCCGTAGAGGAGGTTCTCGCCCTCCTGGATGTAGAAGTCCCCAGGGTTGCCGAGCATGGCGGCTGGGGCGTTGTCGCCCGAGCGAAGCATGACACCGGTCGCTCCTTGGGGACCAGTGTCTCCTGTAGGGCCCGTGGCGCCTGTGACGCCTGTGACCCCGACACCAGTGACGCCCGTGATCCCACGCGCTCCCGTGCCCCCTGAGGGGCCCGTGACGCCAGTGGTACCGAGAGGTCCTGCGGGGCCGACTGCGCCCTGCTGGCCCATGACTGTGGTGGCGCCAGCGTCGATGAGGGCCTGCTCGAACTCAGCGAGCCGGTCGGTGTGGTTGGCCTCAATGAGGTAGACCTGGCCGCCAGCCTGGGGCTGGACCCAGAGTTCGACCAGGTCAGGTGGCCCGAGGAACTCCTCCAGCCAGCCGTCTGCCCGGATCCCGACGACCGAGTCGGGGATGGGGTCACCCAGGAGGGTCTGGAGATCGGCAGGAACGGTACAGGCGGGATCCGAGTAGAGCGTGAGACCGGTCTGCCCAGGGGTGAGGACGGGGTTGCCACGACCCGTGTGGACGAAGACCGCTCGGTCCTGTGGGAACCGATAGCGCGTCAAGGGTGTGTCACCTCCCGCCGTTGTTGGTCTCTACCCCTTCGTGGGGCCGGGGAGGGTAGGGACAGGAGCAAGACTAAAGCCGTGGTCTCCGGTGGGTTGCACCAGAGACCACGGCCCAGGCTACCTGCTAAGACTGTGCTACGCCGGAGAGCGGTTACTGCATCCCGAGTTCGCCCCAGGCCATGATGTTGACCAGGGTCGTTGACGCGGCGCCGGTAAGGAACGTCGTGCCACCGAGGAGGCGGATGCCGCCGTACCACTCGAAGGTGGACTTGGCAGCAACGCTCTGGTCGAAGAAGATTTCAGTGCCAGCCGCAGCCGCACCAGTCGCACCGACCTGGAGGCGGAAGGTGATCGCAGAGGCGTTCGAGTTGGTGATGTGGATGTGACGCATGATCGCGTAGGGCGTGGCGGCAGCAAGGCCGACGTTGCCGGTGATCGTGCCAGGAGAATAGACGTTGGTCGTGTAGGTCGGCGTCCCGTTCAGGGCCGCGTTGACCAGAAGGGCCAGGGAGTTGGAAGCCATCAGTCACTTCGCTTTCGGGTAGAGAGGGCGCCGTCACCCCTTCGTGGGACTCAGCCCATGCCCGACAGGACTACTTGATGCCCCATAGGGTGGGCAGGAGGTCCTTCAGGCGCTTGCCCGTGGTCCCAGCCGTCCCGTGATCGTTCAGGGGCTCGTCCCAGACGGCGTCAGCGATCTCAGCCGGGGTGGCGGCGACCCCTCCGTCCAGGACGATCAGACCGGCTGAGTTCTGGGCGATGATCTGGACCTGGTTCTGGACCAGGACCCCATTCTCCACGTCGAAGATGTTGTTGTTCGAGCCCGCCAGCCGGACGGTGTAAGCCCCGTCCTCGAACTCGACGGAGTACCCGTTGATGATCTCGATCACTCGGGCGAAGGTGGTACCCGCCACCGTGACCTCGGTGTTGTGGCGATGAGTGTCGAGGAAGGGGATCCCCTCGTCGTCCTCGATGTCCTTCAGTTGCAGCCTGAACCAGTCCGTGTCCAACTCATAGAGCGTGCCAGAAACCAAGGTCAGGTCGGCCTGCGGCACGAAGATGACCTTGGTGTTCCAGTTCACGGAGATGGCCATGGGCTACTCGGTCGTCGGACCCGAGCCCCGGTCCACCATCTGGGTGGCAAAGAGGTTCTGGAGTTGAGCGATCTTCTGGTCCTGCATGGTCACTCTGTTCTCCAGCCTGGTGAACCGCTCCTCTGTGTCAGCACGCAGACGCTTGATCTCCTGAGCCAGGGCAACAGCGTTCATGTGCTGAGCCGAGCCCTCGCGGACGAGGCCTTCGCCGATCTTGACGGCGCGGGCTGGTTCAACTTCTTCGGTGGACATCTCTCTCCTATGCGTCGGGGATCATCTGAATCGTAGCGGAGAACCCCGCAACGGAGTCGATGGTTCCGGTGATCGGCGCGGACTTGTAGTACGTCGATGCAGACCCCTTGCGCGCTCTACCTGTGATGGGTTGGTCAGACGGCCAGGAGCGTGTGTCCGAGGCATCTCCCGATCCGTCCACAGCAGCGTCGATGACCACGAGCGAGGCCTTGATGGTCCCGACTGCGGGGGAGGCCGGAGAGGACCCCATCGTGTAGGTGTAAGCGTTGGCGCCCGTCACGGTGATGGTCTTGACCCCGTTGTACGCAGCCAAAGTCGCGCCCTTGATGAGGACCTTGTCACCAGTGGACAGTCCGTGAGCGGTGTGGCTGACTGTGGCTGTGGTGGCCGCTGCGGTGATCGTCACCGTCACGTCTCCCGGCTTGCCTCCACCGGCAGCGCAGTAGACCAGCACCCGAGCGCTGGTGATGGCCGCTCCAGTGTTCACGTCCTGGACGTGGATGGCTGTGGTGACCGGGTCGGTGACGACGGTGTAGGTGTCTCCCGAGCGGGTCTTCTTGACGCTGACTGTCCCCGAGCACCCGACGGCGTTGATCGTCCAGGCTC